TCAGCGCTGATTGTGTTTGTTCACATCCCCAAATGTAAAAATATAAGGGGCGCCATGATACAGTTGGATTTGATTTGCATCCTGTAAATTATCGTTGATAGCCAATCCAGGAAAATCATGTTGCTGGATAAATCCGTATCCTATGTTAGACACAGCGGAATACTCTGTGAAATCAGGACTCGCCTCATATCGATCACTGATCATACCCAGCCTTTCGAAGAAAGCCCTCTCATTCTCTTCATGCCTCATGGCAGCCTGTCGAAGGGCATTCAGGTTGCGTAACCTAAGATGAGCTTCACGTTCTGGCTCTGCATATCCTTTGAAGTCGGGAACACTCCATCCCAGCTCTTGAGCGACACGACGTGCGAGAATCTCGGTGGGTCCTAGCTCTATATGACTATCTCCAGATGGATCGCTAGCCCCAGTAACATGATGAATAATCTCGTGAATCAGTCCTTCCTGCCACGATGGCATCTCATAAGAGTCAGTATCTGGCGCAACACTAAAACTGACATAAGGCTCTTCGTTATCGTTTTCTCCTGCCTCGCAAATGGGGAGAATTGGTTCTTGCCCGACATCGTATTCATATAATTCGGTACAGGTTAATGATTGAATATCATCAACTTTGACAGGGGATTCTTCGTTACGTTCGTATTCGTTTCTGTATTTAATGCTACCAATGTATACTTCCTTATTATGAATGCCATAGCTTACGGCATCACGAAAGGTCTGTGATCGACTCAAAGCATCAAGTACAGTGTTGCCAATCATATCGACCGTATGCTGATCGATGAGCCTGCTACGGCTGTCATGGACGGCGCGAATGACATTTTCGTATACGTTGCTTAAATCTGCCGCGGAAAGTGGTATTTGCTTGCCTATATCCAAAACGTAATCCGCATAGGCATTGTCCGCACGATTAGGGGCTACGGCAGCAGAGTATCCAGCAGGAGCAAAAAAGTTGAAGCCAGACTGGAGAACGGGAATTTTCATATTGATACTTAATATGGTTTTATATATTTCAGTGCCACCAATTCACTAGCCCAGACGATAACGGACAGCATAGCTTTTATCCCTGCAAGGCAGGTGTTCCAACGAGTAACTGGAACGTTTAAAGCTCCCATACACATGTGAGCTAATGACACCACAATGGTAAACCTTCCTTATCGTAGCAAGGCTTACCAAGTTTAATGAGCTGCCTGCCCTGTGGTTTGCAATATATATTGGCATCACGTAGCAACAGACATCAACGCCATGCTAATGGATAATACTGTTCAAAAATATCAGTAAAATTTCCCTTTGCATGGCTTGTTAATATATCAGCTAAAACCGCAGTGCATGAAAATGCATTATTCCGTCCTTGCAACCTGTCCCTGACATCATCATAAAACTCTCTTTTGTTAAATATCTCAGGTGCCAGTTTATATGCCTCTTCCAAAAGACCATTTGCATAACGACGCAGGATCTCAGGAGACTCATGTTCCGTTCCAAATATATCAGATGACGAGTACTTACAAAAAACAGCACCTAAACAAAATAATATCTCAGCCTTTTCCGTATCTGAAAGACTCCCTATATTAGTTTTTTCTGTTATTGTTTTTAAATGTTCTGGAGCTAAACTCCAACCATCAAGATGCTCTTTCCATATAGCCCCAATTTTTTGTTGCTGAGTATAATCAACTATTTTTATTTCTGATTTATCAGATTCCAGAGCATCTATAAACATCTGCTTAAGTGAGACATCAGATATAATCTTATCTAAAAAACCAGGTAAGAAAACACGCGAGCACGCTTCATTATATGCTTCACAAAACAATGGAAATGACTGTGAAAATAATTTCCCAAGTGTATAATCGTTAGTATTCTGGAGCTCTCCATCTTTAAACAAGAAAAATGATTTCCAGTATGTTGAAGAATCAGGAGATAACAGACTATACATATCATTTAAAGATAACATCATTTCCAGATTATCATCCGATGATGACAGTAAAATCCAGTTATATGCATTATTAAAATCACTCCAGTCTGGCTTACCAGAGCCATCACCTATACCGAAATCGCTTTGCTGTGCAATTTTATTTACATTAGGGTATTGCAGATATTTATCATATAATTTCATGAACTGATTTTTTGCGCCTTCATACTGCATACCATAAGCAGCCATTTGTATAAATACATCATTGCACGACAACATTTTTTCTGGATGTTTTTCAAAATATATTCCAGCCTGTAAAAATGCACCATCATTCATATTTTTAAATGCAGGGTTATCTCTCATATCGCCCGGAGGATACTTAGACCACCAGTCTGTCATAGTATTATAATAACGTTCGGATATATTCTGAAGCCATTCCTGAACATAAGAACTTTCAAGATATGGAGGAATACTGAAAGCATTACTCAACGCCAATGTCGGATAGGGATTAAATTTATCAAATATACCCACTGGTAATGTTCTTATCAGGTCCTCCACAGACCGAACTTTTTCATCGTTATATTTTGAATCAACTGAATTAATTGTTCGCATGACAGAAGTATCTGGAACTCTGCTGCTGTCAAGAACAGAGTTTATGCTCTCTGAACCCACCGGAATATGTATCTGACAACAAGCTAAACTAATGCTATTATTTTGCACAGATAAAGATATATTATCTTGTTCTAAAATAGCACCTCTAAGCTCCATCCCGGGAACTATAATAGCCCCCGCCAACTGTGCATATTTCAGGTCTGGAGGTGTTTCTTTAAATGAAGAACCAATAAACGATGCGCTGTTAAGATTAGCACCACTAAAATTAGCTCTATCAAACGATGCGCTGATTGTGCTGTTTGCCAAATCAGAGAAAGATAAATCACACTCCTCCAGAACAGAATTCTTGAAAGATGTGTTTTTCAGAGATGCACCTGACAGGTTACAGCCACTAAGATCAGCATCATCAAATCTGGAATCAGAAAAATTTACTGATGATAAATTCAGACCTGCAAGGCTTAGACCTGACAAGTCACATCCAGAGTAATTTAATTGTTCAGCAGATTCTTCATCTGTTCGGTTAACTGACAACCACATTAAGTCAGCAGTAAGCTCAGCTTTGCTCAGGCAGGCACGGCCTTGACTGGCATCATATGCAAGGAATTGACATTGCAATTCATTTAATGAATTACACCCATTTAAATATACGGAATTCCTGAGCGTCTCAGGAAAGGAGCCATCTATATGTTTCAAAGAACTACAATGGCATAAAGATAAATTACTGACATTGTCAGGTATGCTGCAATTTATAACCTCTAATGATGAACATCCAACCATACTTAATGAAGATAAGTTGGGGGGTAAACAGTTTATTGATTTAAGCTCTGTACATCCATTCAATACCAGTTCTTTCAGAGAACCTGGAAGCAAGTCTGGTAATGTTGTTATTGGCTCACTGATTGATAAAGTCTCTCCATTAGCACTTATAACATTAAGTATTTTTGATGCAACCTCATGACGATTTTCGCTGAATTCTCCCTCAGCGCACCACTTTTCGAGTGCAACTTTAACATCCTCGTTAGATGGTGAACCTACAGGACTTTCAAAAGATATTACTCCAGAATTTACAGAGATATTTGTCGTGGGCAGCATTTATCGCACTCCTTCAACTTAGTCCACTAAAAGTAACACCAATAAAAAAATTAAACATCATTTACAACAAAAGACTCTGTTTTGGGATCAAAATAACATTCATCTTTTCTCATAATCATTGATTCTGTTATTGGCTCTCTACTTAATGGATGTGGAGAACCAGATATAACTAACTTTAACATTGCATTTTTATCATATAGGTTACAAACTTTTGCACTTACAGAGTTCTTTATAAAAACACCATTATCTGGAGCATCTAATATTATTGGACACTTGAGATGTTCTTTTGGAAAAAAAACCTCTTCCGAATGTACAGGAAAAGAACTTGAAAGTATTTTATAGCATATACCTAATGGTAAAAAACTCAGATGAGTATCAATTACAGAGGAAATTTGCCATGAACGAAGCCTTTTGGCTGACTCATTGCTACCATTTAACCCTAACTCTAGTAATGTTTTTAACATCCCATCCTTACAACCAGAAACTAGAAAAACGTCAGGGCGGTGATAATAATGAATACCAACTTTCTGCCCATTTATAGTAATAGCTTTCGTAATCAGGTTTTGTCTGGCAGCTTCACGTAATATTTCAATACTCTGCAAAGCAACATTTGATGAAAGGCTGGATGTTATCAATGGCATATGTCATTTTCCCCAACAAGACTAAATTTTAGAAAAAACAACTGCCGGGACAACTTTCGCCCCCTGTAACCCCAAATAAGATGTCAGATTTATCGGCATTAATTTATCTCCCTGTTAAATTAGCTCCTCTGTCATCTACTTAACAAATATCCCCCGGACATTGCAACACAAAAACCGGAGTCGGACTCCGGTTTTGTGAAGCTGTCGGGTTACTTCATCCCGCCAATATTTTCCCACCTCCCGTCAGCACGCAGAATTTGCAGCGGTCTTACCACGCACTGTATCTGCTTTTTATCCGCATCCAGTATCACCACCTGAGTGATTACCCTGGCCTGCTCCGGGATAATGCCATTCTCATCTGACTCCAGGATGTCTGCCGGCCCCAGTCGCAGTTGTGCTGTAAGCGACTGCACGTGTTCACGGCCATCATGCTTTCCGCAACCACACAGACGCTGCATAAGTTTTTTTAGTATATTCATGTCATTCTCCTGTTCTGCCTGTATCACTGCCCACTTCATCCAGCCCCTTAACATCCTGCCACGGCCCGTCACCAAACCTGACCTGCAAATGCTGAAACAGCCCCTGAACCTGTGTGGCATCTTTGGGGTCAAGAAAGGTCAGTCCGGTGATGAGCGCACCATCTGTACCCGGGAACCAGCCATTGCTGTTTGTCTCAATAATGCTCGCCGGCCCCAGACGAAAACGGATTTGTGTCTCCCCCGGGTCGCCCTTCGGTCCCTGAGGTCCGGTTGCCCCCACCGGGCCAGCCGCACCTGTTTCTCCTTTCGGTCCCTGTGGGCCTGCCGGGCCTGCCGCACCGGTATCTCCCTTTGGACCCTGTGGACCTGCATTTCCCGTCAGACCGGTCTCTCCCCGCTCTCCCCTGTCACCTTTCGGCCCCTGCGGGCCTGCCGGACCAGCATCACCTGCCGGTCCCCGTTCGCCGGTTGCCCCGACAGGGCCGGTGTCACCGCGCTCTCCCTTATCACCCTTCGGCCCCTGAGGACCCGCGGGCCCCTGTTCCCCCTTTGGCCCGGGAGGTCCCACCACGGTGGGGATTCGGTTTACGGCCTCTTCCGCCGCTATCCTGCTTTGTTCCGCTGACTGTGCGCTTTCTGCTGACTCCCGGGCTTTTTCTGTTGCGGTCGTTGCATCCCTGGCTGCATTACCGGCTGCACTTTCTGCCGTCTTTCTTGACAATTCAGCATCTGCTGCACTTTGTGATGACTCACTGGCTTTTTGAGCGGCCGCAGAGGCCGAGGACGAGGACGCATCCTCTGACTGCTTTGCAGCGGCTGCACTTTCTGCCGCCTGCCGGGCTGACTCCGATGCCTCCCCTGCTGAAGTGTCAGCATTTGCAGCGCTCTCTTCTGCCTGACTGGCTGATATGCCGGCATTCCTCGCTGACGTCTCCGCCTCTCCGGCATTCTTCTTCGCCTCCTCAGCGTGACGCGCCACCTCTTCCACCATCTGTTCAAAACGGCGCAGTGCCTCCGGACGGGCATCATCCTCCGTCATGGCACCGAGAAAATCATTCAGCGTACCGGGTTGAGAATCTTCATACACGGTGATGGTCCCGGCATGTGACGGCGGGAATCCTTCCACCAACAGAATAACGCTGTACTGCCCGTACTCAACGTCCATGCTGTAACGCCCGGCTTCATCCGGATTTTCTGAGGCCAGCGTGTTCACCACCACCGTGGTGCTGTTACGTTTTGCTTTCAGCTGGATTGTGCAGTTCTGTACCGGTTTTCCTGTGCCGTCTTTCAGTACACCTGAAATCTTTACTGCCATATTCACCCCACAAAAAAGCCCGCCTGAACCGGCGGGCTGTCATAACACTGTGTTACCTGGCTAATCAGAACTTATAACCGACACCCACGATGAAACCGTCAGTGCGCCAGTCGCCACTGCCGGAGCCTTCATAAGCAATATCAATGGCCACGGATTCGGTCGGGTTAAACTGCACGCCAGCTCCCCACGCCAGAGACGTGTTGCTGTGGCGACCGTCATCACTTCCGGTCAGCACATCATGCGTTTTCCCCTTGTTGTCAGTTACGCTGAGATAATCCCCGGAGAAAGTCGACACACGGCTGTAAGCCACACCCGCCATCGCATACGCGCTGAACCATTCATTCACGCGCACAGACGGCCCCGCCATTAGGCTGAACCAGCGGTTACGAACGGAATCTTCATGCCAGCGGGTATCGCTGTAACGGGTAAGCTGGCGATTCCTGTCTCCTGCATAGCTGAATGACGTCACCAGCCCCAGCGTGTCCGTAAACTCATAACGGTATTTCACATTAATCCCGTTCAGATCATCGCTGCCGGGAACGTTCGTCGAGGCATGAAGATACCCCGCGCTCAGTGTGGACTGATGTTCAGACGCCCATGCAGGCGCACCGGATACGGCCAGACAGATGGCTGCGGACAAAATGGCTGCACAAACTTTACGCATAATTACCTCTCGCTTTTCTGCAATAAAAAAGGCGCCATTTCTGGCGCCCGTTATTAGGGTTATAAATATTCAACGGATACTGATGCCGGAAGCCGCTTTTTTGGTCACAATCACCGTACAGTCGGTGATATTGCCTGCCCCCTGATTGCCTTTCTGGTAAATCTTAAACTCCAGAGTGACGCTACCTCGCCCACTCGGCATATCAATAACCGCACTGTAACTACCGGGAATGGCCCCTTTAGTTTCTCTGGATGCGATTAATACGCCGTTTTTGCGAACTTCAAATCCATAACCCGTGTACCTTGTACCTCCCGGATTATTACCACTTCCCGGATCGGTATACGCTATACCGTTAAAAATAATGGGCGGAATAATAATCTGACGGTCAAAGTTATGATCATCGCTGATGGTGACGGTAACCGTCCCGTCTGGCGTTTCCGTGTTACCCCACGTACCGACTTTTTTCGGGAAGGCTTTTGATACAGCTTTAACGAAATCCCCTCTGACCTGGGTCGCCTCCAGCATGCCCTTAATCGTACAGTTCTCACTTATCGTGACATTGTTGAGCGTCCCGGAGTTCGCATTCACGTTACCGCTGATATCAGCGTTTTTCGCCGTCAGCCGCCCGTCCGGTGTCAGGGAAAATGCCGGTGGATTTCCACCACTGGTAATGGTCGGGGCCGTCAGACGCTTCAGGAACACGTCGTTCATAAATATCTGATTGCCCTGCGCCACAAACATCGGCGTTTCATTCCCGTTTGCCGGGTCAATAAACGCGATACGGTTAGCGGCAACCAGAAACTGGCTCAGCTTGCCTTCTTCCGTGTCCTCCATGCTGAGGCCAATACCCGCGACATAATGTTTGCCGTCTTTGGTCTGCTCAATTTTGACGCCCCACATGGCATTCCACTTATCACTGGCGTCCTGCCACTCTTTCGAAAACTCCTCCAGTCTGCTGGCGTTATCCTCCGTCAGCTCGACTTTTTCCAGCAGCTCCTTGCCGAGATGGGATTCGGTTATCTGGCCTTTGAAAAAATCCAGGTAACCTTCCGCATCATCGCTCGCCTGACCGACAGCCTCCACGAATGCCGATTTGCCAACGGTGTTCACGCTGCGGATATAAAAGTAATAATCATGGCCCGGTTTGATATTGATACTGGCGGCTATCCAGTACATCCCCGTGCCAAGATAGCGGGCTGTGGTTTCAACCTGCCTGATATCGGTAATCCGCTTTTCCGAAAACCAGAACTCAAACTGTACCGTCGGGTCATAAACTGCAAGATGCGGCGTGGCGGTTATCTGAAAATAGCCCGGCGTCAGCTCAATCTGTGACGGCGCTGCCGGTGCGGCAATCCTGAACGATACCGACGCCGGGTCGCCATGCTGTCCCCACGCATTTACCGCCCGGACTGTCAGCCTGTAGTTCCCCGGCGCCAGTTGCCTGAAACGATATTCGGTTTCCGTCGTCCGGGCCGTGCTGACCAGCCGCTCACTGCCGTCATCTGCTGCCACGGTCAGACGAAGCATAAAGCTCACCCCCTTCACCACCTTCGGCGTGTCCCAGCGGGCCAGTACCTGATACTCCCCGCTGTCTGCGGAGACTTCTGCGGTCAGGTGCTGCACTGCTGGCGGCGTGACACCATTCACCGTGCCGCTCTGGTCGCCGTCAAAGTGCGCCCCGTTATCCACGATGGCCTCTTTCTCCGGCACATGCTGCACGGCGGTGATGGCATACGTGCCGTCGTCGTTCTCACGGATACTCACGCAGCGGAACAGGCGCTGGCGCAGCGTCGGCAGCTTCAGCCCCCACACGCTGTATCCGGCAACGCCGTCAGGGATACGGTTCACTTTCACCTGCACGCCGTCGGTGACGGACTGGACCTCCACGCTGACCGGATTGCCACTTCCGTCAACCAGGCTTATCAGCGTGGTACCGGAGGATGGCAGCGTGATTTCACGGTCGAGCGTCAGCGTCCGGGTCTGGCTGTTCACCGCCAGTACGCGCCCGCCGGTGCTGATACCGGCATAGTCATCATCGCAGATTTCAACAACATCACCCGGTACATGGCGAAGCCCTTCTGCACCCACGCTGAAATCCACGGTCTGCGTTTCCAGCAGTTCTGTTTTAATCAGCCACAGCCCGGCTCGGTGTGCCTGCCCCCGGCTGGTACAGCCAAAGGCATCCATCTTCGTGACATTACGACCGTAACGGGCAATGGCCTGCGTGTCTTCAACCAGCTCTGTCGCCGTCTCCCAGCCGTTGTCCGGGTCAATCCAGTTCACCTCCACAGCATTATGGCGGTCCTTCAGGGCGCTGAAGCTGTAGCGGAACGGCGCGCCATCATCCGGCATCACCACATTACTGCGGTTATAGGTCCACACCTTATCCGACGGTCGGTCCTGCACGAACGTCAGCGTCTGCCCGTTCCATACCGGCATACAGCGCATCGCCGAGCAGAAATCACTGAGCACATCCCACGCCCGGCGCTGCGTGGCCAGGTACGCATTACAGGTGATGCGCGGCTCCGTGCCGCCAGAGCCATCCGGTACCGACTGGTCGCAGTACCGACCGATGGCATACAACGCCCATTTATCCACATCCGCCGCACCAAGACGTTTCCCCATACCGTAGCGCGGGTGGGTCAGCATATCCCACAGACACCAGGCCATGTTGTCGCTGTACGCTGGCCTGAACGTTCCGTCCCAGATACCGCTGTATTGCCGCGTCTGCGGGTTATAGTTCGACGGCACCTGCAGAATGCGCCCGCGCAGATGATAATTACGGCTCACCTGCTGGCTGCCGAACTGCTCAGAGTCCACCTGCACGCCGACCAGTGCCGTGTTCGGGTAGCACTGCTTCACATCGATGATTTCGGTGTATGACGACCAGAGCGTTTTGTTCTGCAGCTGGTCTGTGGTGCTGTCCGGCGTCAGCCTGCGCATCCTGATATTGAACGGTCGCGGCGGCAGGTTATCCACCACCACCGAGGCCAGATACTGTGAGGTGGTTTTGCCCTTAATGGTGATGTCTTTTTCCGTCACCCAGCCACCATTACGTTGTATCTGAACCAGCAGGCGAACTTCCGACGGATTCCGGTCCCCCTTTGAAGTGGTTTCCACCAGTGCCTGCACACCGAAGGTCAGGCGCAGACGGTCGATGTTTGCCGACGTGATGGTCCGGGTAATCGGCGTGTCGTACTTCACCTCCGTACCCAGCACCGTCTCGGAGCCGGAGGATTCAAATCCCTCCGGCGGTGTCTGCTCCTGCTCACCTGCCCGGAACACCACCGTGACACCGGAGATATTGGTATTCCCCTCACTGTCCAGCACCGGCGTACTGTTCAGCAGCACACTTTTCAATCCATCCACCGGACCTTCAATCGGCCCTTCACTGATGGCGTCTATCACGCTCAGCAGCTGGGATGATTTCAGGTTGTCCTTCGCTTCGCGCGGGGTATGCCCCTTACTGCTTCCTTTACCCATTCCTCATGCTCCATAAACGACAAAACCGCCCGCAGGCGGTTTCACATAAAACATGTTCCATCAGCGACCAATCACCACAACCTGACCACCATCCCCCTCGTCTGCCGTGCTGATCTCCTGAGAAACCACCCGTGACCCCACGCGCATTTCACCGTACAGAACAGGCAGAACATTGCCCTGGGCAACCATGTTGTCCAGTGACGAGAAATACGTGTTCTGCTTACCGTTATCCGTTGTCTGTGTGCGGGGAGTTCTGGGTTTAGGGGCCAGCATCTGGGCCACACCGCCAAGGATCATACTGGCCCCCGCACCATACATTCCTGTAATTGCGGCAGCCCCCAACCAACCTGCGGGGTTCCACCATGCCACCGCAATCAGCGCCGCCCCCAGCACCGCCTGAAAAAGACCGCCACTTTTGGCTCCCGCCAGACGCGGCACAATGTGGATCACGGCACCATTTGCCAGCGGTTCATTAAGACGGGCTGATAATTCAGTTTCACCTGCATCACGCCCGGCAATGCGTACCTGATACCAGCCGTCGCTCAGTTTCTGACGAAACGCCGGGAGCTGTGTGGCCAGTGCCCGGATGGCTTCAGCCCCCGTTTTCACACGAAGGTCGATGCGCCGGCCAAATCGTTGTAAATCCCCGTAAAGGCAGATGCGTGCCATGCCCGATGACGCCAGAGGGAGTGTGTGCGTCGCTGCCATTTGTCGGTATACCTCTCTCGTTTGCTCAGTTGTTCAGGAATATGGTGCAGCAGCTCGCCGTCACCACAGTAAATGGCGGCATGATTCGGCACCGATGAACCAAAACAGCACAGCAGCACATCGCCCGGCTGCGCCGCTGACAACGGCACCTGATACAGCCCTGTGGCCTCCAGATTATCCAGATAGAGATTCTGGCCGTTACGCCACCAGTCATCCTCACGATGAAAATCCGGCATCTCAATTCCCGCCAGATGGTAAGCGTCCCGGAACAGCGTGTAACAGTCCGTCACCCCGTGTTCAAAGCGCCGCCCGGTAAGATGTGGCACACAGCGGAACTTGTGAATCGCCCCCCGGCAGACCAGCCACCATGGCAAATCACTCTGCACCTGCAGCCGCCGGTCAGCCTCACTCAGCCAGGGCAGGCCACCGGGGTGGCTGTGGACCAGCGCCACAATCTCACCCTGCATTTCTGCCTGCAGCCAGTCCTCCGGCGACAGCCTGAAATACTCCTCCGGCTCACCGGAGATATTCACGCAGGGAATATATCTTTCCCCCTCAGGCGTTCTCACCACGAAGCCGCACGACTCCGCTGGCGCACATCGCCGGGCGTGCGCCAGAATCGCTGAATCTGTCTGTGTCATGGATTTACTGCGAAAGTTTGTTGATGGAAAGGTAACCGCCAAAGTTGCCGAGGTTATTGCGAAACTTACAGCCGCTCAGGCATTTGCTGCATTTATCCTTCGTGATATCGGATGTCGGCTGGTCATATTCATCCGCGACCGCCGGACCGTGATAACCGCACTCATCACCGCGATAGGTCCAGGTACAGGTGTTGGCCAGCATGGTGCGCCCCGGAAAAACAGCGCCATCCGTTTCCGTCGGCGTGGCCAGTACAAAAGAGGCACTGACTGCGCTCAGTTCGCTGCACTGCTCGATGCGCCAGCGGCTGATCGCCTCCTGCTCCGGGTCTGCCTCGATGTTTCCGTTGACGAAGTTCACCGCATCCAGAAAACGGGCGTAAACCTTACGCCTGACCACCGTTCCGCCGACCAGACTCTGCAAATCTTCCACCATCCCGGTGATCAGGCCGTAAAGGTTAGACACAGTCAGTGTCGGACGGGCAGCACTGCCCTTGCCGTTCAGTTCAAATCCCGTCCCCTGAATTGGATAGGCCTGATACTGCCGCCCCTGCCAGGTGACTGGTTCGCCTTTTTCGTTCTGCTCATTACAGAAAAAATAACGCTCTCCGCCGACCTCTGTCAGATCGACTTCCCAGAGCACGACCAGCGCGGATTGCTCCGCTTTTGTACACTCATTCAGTGTTTCCTGCCGGATATCCTGCATCAGATCACCACTTCATCAAACTGACACGAAAAATCGGTATAGGTGATATGTTCTGTAGCTGACCACGTTCGACACACCACTCTGATTTTTCTGTTAACACCCGGTGGACGCCAAAAAAAAGATTTATAGCCTTCATGCCGTGCTAAAAAATTTTCGAATGAATCACGTTCATTCGCCTCAACCTTGAAATCACAGGTGAAAACACGTAGAGCATGATTAAGTCCATTTGGACTTCGTTGCTCATAACCATCGCCAAATCTTACAGTTTTTATCGATGGTTTATTTTCTGTTTTCATTCCATCCTCTGGTAACCAGTGGAATTCTTCAGCCACTTAATATTCCTCCATCACGTCGCATATTTAACAGAGTGCCCTGCACTCGCTGATCAACCATTCCCATAAGTGTTCTAATTGCCTGAGGGCCAATCTCTCCATTCTGTCCGTCATTTTTGATAGTAATTTGATATACAGGAGAGTAATTAATGTCTCCGCCTCCATTACCGTCTTTATTATTAATCGCCCTGACACCAAGAGAACCATCGGAAGTTCGTGTTAATGGCATAATAGCTTCCGGTCCAGCCTCACCAAAAACACCAGCACCTTTTGCAAAAGCAAAAAATTGCGGGGAATCATAAATACCGTTTGAATATGTACTCAATGATGGAGACTCATAAATACCGCCCTTTGCATTAGGAATAAATTTACTAACAGCACTTCCGATAGTTCCTAAAATTCCCCCAGAAGAACTGTTGCTAATGCTGTCGAAAATCCCGGTAATTGAAGCCTTTAATGCTATTCTGCTAAGATCTGAAATCACGGAGGTAGCGAAAGAACGAAAATTTGCCTTACCTGTCGTGACAAAATCACCAAGCGCATCTGTCATCCCATCAAACATCTGAGTCGTGGTTGATTTTATCTGCCCGCTGATATCCTTAGTGTTATCCAACCAGTTATTGAATCCTTGGGACGCCCCACTTACCCAGTCTCCAGCCTGAATATCGAGCTGCTCATTTTTCTGCCTGATAATTTCTTTTTCCCGCTCCACAGCATCATTCAGGGCCTGTATTTTTTCCTGAAAAACACGTTCAGACATTCCACGAGATTTATCCGCATAGTCACGTTCAAGTTGCAGACGCCGGTTGTTATATTCACGTTCAATCCGCAGTAATTCCTGCTGACGTTGCTGATTTTTATCGCCAAGTCCATAACCAGCGATCTGAATGTCATACCCCTGCTGATGATTATCAATAGAAGCCTGCAATGAACTACGCCATGCGGCTATTTCGGCTGACTCCTTGATTAGCCTGTTATTTTTTTCAATCGCAACATTTTTCTCCATCAACGCGGTTATTTCTTCCCGGTGTAAGAGAAGCGATTTCTGATCCTTAGTTAATTTTGATGTCGGACGAGATTCAAGATCGACTATTTGCTGGCGCCACTTAACCAGTTCCTGCTCAGAGGAACTTAATTTAACTGTCAATTCAGCTTGTGAACTTAGTAACGCATTCTGTTGATTCAGATGGTCAATCATTCGTTGGGCGGCATCATCTGAATAATTCCGTGTTTTTGGTGATTTTGGATCTTTATATAATTCATTAATGCGAGAAATATTATTATTATATTGCTCTTCACTAATAGCCCCTGCATCCAAAAACTTCTTCTGCTGCCTGATTGCTTTACTTCTTTTTTCTGCATTAGTCAGATACTGTTGGTTAACACGATCGGCCTCCTGTTGAGTCTGAATTCGTTCTTGCTCAGCTTTACTTGCTGCAGAAATGGCCCCAGTAATATCTGCCTGAGCCGCCATAGTTAGCTGAAGAATGTTTAACTCTTGCTCAAGCTCTTTTCGACGTGAGGCAAAAACAGTTTTTCCACCGACAGCGTTATCAATCCAATCAAGCTCCTTGCGGATTTGAGTGATACGCTCATTTCCACCAGACACACGACCAACATCAAGCATTGCATCCCAAGCTTTTTTCGCTGTACCAGCTAAACCATCCCAGGCTTTTTCAAGAAGCCCAAGATTTTGCTGGATTTCTGATGTACGCTGCTGTAAAGCCTGAGAATAAACGTCAGAAGCTACCCTAGCCGCCTCCTGCTGGTTCCCTTCATCCTGTAGCGCCTTAATCTGGTTATAAGTCGCCAGTGTCAGAAAATGGTACTGATCATTAAGTTTTGATATGGCACTGACAGGATCCTTTGCAATTTCATTGAAATTATTAACCAGTTGATCGGTCGATATTCCAGTTAATTCGCTCGTTTTTACTATCGCTGTCGTCACCTGCTCCAGCGAACTGCTCGCGACCTTTCCCGAACGCACAAGCTGGTTTAATACTGCCGCCGCAGCGCCAGTTGTCGAATCAGCAGCATCCCCGGCACGTTGAGCTATATCGGCTAATTGCCCGCTGGTTGTCCCCAACTGATTTCCGGTAAGAATAAGAGATTTATTAAATTCGTCCTGCTCCTGAGAACCTTTATAGTAAGCTAGCCCCAAGGCGCCAACGGCTGCTGCGGCCAGGGTAAAAGGATTAATTAATCCCAGCACATAAGAACCAACACCTTTGATCGCCGGGCCAATCCCACCGAACATATCTTTTAGCTGGCCGCCCTGCTGCATTAACACCATAAATGGCGACTGACCAGTGGACAACCCAACAACAATATCCGTCATTTGTGCAGGCAACATGCGCATAGCAAAAGCTGTTTGTTTTGCTGACATTCCGGTTTTGCTGAGTTGCGATTGAGTAGCCTCAAGCTCACTCCGCATAGCATGGAGTTTTCCTGAAAGCTCCTCATACATTTCAGGAGAAAGCATCCCCTTGGCTTTTGCTTCGCTGAGTTGCTTTTGCTGCTCTGTCAGGCGGTTAAAAGCTGTTCCAACAGGATCGAGTTGAGCAATCAGACGTTGCAAAGCAGCAACTTGTTCATCATGCGCTTTTGCTGCTTCTCGTTCTGCCTGAGCCTCTCCTGTTAGCTCTCGCCGCGTTTCCTGTATTTTTCGGCTGTAATTATCAAACTGAGAGCCATTTATTTTCCCGGAAAAAAGTGCAGCATTAAGTTCATCCTGCTGTTGATCAAGATTTCTTAGCGCCGCAGCCAGAGGGTCGATCTTGTCCAGCATTCTTTGAAAGGCCTGAGCCTGCGCTTCCTGCTGGGCGGCAGCAAGTTTTCCGGCCTTCTCGGCCTCTCTCTGCGCTTGCGCAACCCCGCTCAATTCCTCTGTGGTTTCATTAAGTTTACGGGCAAGAAATTCATATTCTTCTTTATCAATAAGCCCTTTATCGAAATATTTCTTTAATTCAGAATAGCGTCGACCGACAGTATCAATTGCGGCACCAACTGGATCAATAGCTGCTTTTAATTTTGCGAGCGCGTTCTTCTCGTCTTCTGTTGCCTTAGTCACTTTCCCTGCGCTATTTGCAGCAGTTTCCCCGGCCTGCGTCATTTTGACTAATGATGAGGTCAGATTATCAGCATTATTTTTCGCTCCAGAGCTATCAATAATTATTGCAAGACGTGAGGTCTGCTCTGCCATTTATTAAAACTCCTGACAACAAAAAAAACCCACCGAAGTGGGTTTCAGGCGACATAATAGTAGATATAGCGATTACGAGGCCACGCAATGCTTTTCTCCAGGAGCATCATCGATTTAATTAAAGACACTATCACATCGCTGTAACAGAGTGTACGTAATTAACAACTACACACACTGCTCCTGAAAATACTGGTCATCCAGTGCAAAGATCACTGCTTCAAATTCATCGCGCTCAATCAATACCGGATGAGTGGCTAAATATTCATTTATCTCTGACAGAGATAAAGGCAAAGGCACCCCAGCCATTCCAGCATAACGCCTGGCACGGGATATCACCGAATAGGCGTACAACAATTCCCTAATAACCGGGTCTATTTCTGGCTCCGGGAGCGGCGGCAACCTGAGCTTTTCTCGTTTCCACCTTGCCTTTTCACCCTTTTCTCCCCCGAACTCCGATATCCACCGCTGGGCGGCAATGGCTTTTTTATCGTATCCTGCTTTTGCTGCTCTTTTCCCTGGGCGATTCTGGCGGCTTCTGCAAGGATTTGCCAGTACAACTCTGGATTCTGCTTGAGCAGCTCAGCACCTCTTTCTGGTGTATATTCCAGCGCGACCTCAACACCATCTATCAGCTCTCCAACCCCTTTCCAGTCTTTCAGCAGATAACGAGCGGCGTTATCAATGAGTAAATCATCAACAGAGTCCACCTCGACGACCTTTGCAATATCAAACGCCTTCGTTCCGACATGCAAACTGGCATCCATTTTCTCAATGTGGCGACGGATTAATGCATTACGGGAGCGATACTGATCATTATCACTGCTTGCCACCAACAGTTGTAACCCAGCAATAGGTTCTAAGTCCTTCATTGGCGTAAACCAGCGTTCTCCACCGATGATAGTTTTCTGTTCAAGAATAAACATCTATAACCTCATTCAAAACACCACCCTGTAGCGCAATACCACAGGGGGAATAACGGAAAATCAACTAATCGACTCAGCACTGGCTTTTGCAATCACTGCAGCCGGGGAAGCTTTTTTTCTGGTGATAGTTGGCGCTTCGTCAGCAGCGGTAATACTCAACTGGACCTGGATAATATCGGTATTACCGCCGTCAGGCCATTCACCTGACACCTGAACCTTCGGGAAACTGAAAGTGTATGCCCCCTCTCCATTCGAAAGCGTGAAGCTGAACGGAACTGTTTCTCCAGTCAGTGTTTTACTCCAGATTTCCCACGCGGCTTTAGACCATGAAAGCGTCACCGTACCGGACGGTGTAAAAGTAGTCGGAATATTTGCTCCTGCATAAGGCGAGCCAGTCCCGATACAACGCTGTGTCTGGAGTTTGTTATCGAACTGAATATCAAAACTGTCGATACAAAAACCGTTACCTCCGGCAACACCATTCAGGCTTACTGCTGAAACCTCCTTAAACGAATAACGTAGCTTTCCTGCACTATCCACAGGTTCGTCTTTGATAAAATTCGTATCATCGGCCTTTGATTCCCAGTCCAGTCCGGCAAAGGTTACGGTCGCTGTAATATCGCCGTCGTTAGGGATCTGCATTTTCCATGAGCCAACCTGCGCTCCTCTGACGACAGAGGCAATTCCGACATCGGACGCATAGGTCGCCAGAGAAAATGTTATTCGCTCATTCCCCATTGTCAGAGAATCGCCTGACCATTCCGCGCCGAAACAGGATGCAAGAAAATCATCATGTTGACCCCAGCGAAATTTGGTACCAACATCACCGCCGACATCCACAGTGCCAGGCGTCGCCCCCTGAGCCATCCGGGAGCCACCAATCTCATTATTTTCGCCTTTATTCTGGGTGGGTTTTACTCCCCAGCTTGTGCGTTTTAATAAACTCCAGTCACCACTTGCTGGCGTAGTGCCTGCAACCGTCTCCCGGATAAATGCCGAGATAACCTTTGCACCTGAACTCACAGGAGCCTCCTATGTCATTAATTGCGCTAGAGCGCGCGATATGGAATTTGAAGATTAAGCTGGAACCAGCCATTCTTTTCGCCAACGGCTATTGAGGAAACAGCCTGGTAACTGAGACGATCGTCATCCTGAAACTCAAACAGTTCCCGCAATTTATCGGCTGTCTCAGTAATGAGTTTTGAACCAGAACCTGCGGGGACAAATAACTGAATAATGATTATCCCCGTGCGATAAACAATCGGCCCCGCGCCAATTTCATTAACTCCAGCCTGCCCGGGAATATTACTTAACCGCGCCCAGATTAACTTACCGGAAGGATCGAACGTTGGCGCGTTCGGATACAATACGTCTTTTCCATCAATAATCGTCTGTGCCGTCATTCTGGAAATAACCGTATTTCTGATTTCAGTAAACGTCATTTGTAAGCCTGTAAAACACCATGAAAAGCGTTGGCATACACGCCAGTTGGCGCTTGTTGTGAATGACCGTTTTCAAGAGCCTCTGCATAAGGAAGGTTATTCTGGATATAAATAACTCCGTAATTTGCAGCTTTCGAAATAACCCCGATCCCACGCTGAACCGCAATCGTACCGTTCGGATCCACGTTATCAGATATACCAACATCGGGATGCTGTAACGACACCAGGTTGTTATTTCTGAAACGTCCGGTATCAACCGGAGCAGCAATATCAATAGCAGTAAGAATCTGCATAGCGATGTAGCGAATTTTCAGCCCCACATCTTCCTCAATCATCCCGGCAAATATTGACGGTTCGATATCCCATGCCTTTGCCATTTACGCTCTCCTTAACTGGATTGAGTAAACTGATGCGGAAGGATCTACACTCGCTGTAATTACCTCGTATCGTTGCAACTGCCTTGATACAGGATCATAAATCTCAATAATATGGCCGACAGCGGGTTTATCCGTAACCTCGCATACCAGAGCTGTTAATTTAAGGTCACCATGCAAAATATTAATCCCATCAATTCTGCCCAGCTTATAACGCGTCAACACGCCTCGCCCGGTATAGGTTGCTGTAGATTCGCCGCCAGTTTCCGTCACAGGATCCCAGTTCCGGTGCGTAACGTAAGAACCAGAAAAATCACTCACGGCGTCTGCTAAATCCTCATCAAAAGCAGCGGCAACCTCTGACTGAATCTCTTCACGAAGCCCCATCATCCCCCCCTCACAACCCTGACTTGTGAGCGACTAAGTCCGTACGGTTTCAGCAGTGCTATCGCAAGCTGTAAATCGGGTTCAAGCAATGCAGTGCTGTTTGCTGGCAATTCAGCAAATGATTTCGATACACTGACCCCGTCAGCCGACACGGCTTTACTGATAACAACGCCAGAATCATTTTTCTGCTGAAACAACTTACCGAATGAGGCAATTCTGGCTGCATATGCTCCCGCAAGTTTTACCTCTTCCGGAATACGGGATGGGTTAATTTTCAGGTTGAAGCCATTAAGCCAGGCATTAGCCATTAAAACAGCTTTATTTTTAGCGTTCTCACTCGTCCAGGCGTTCCCAAACGCATTATCAACGTCATCACAGGTCACGTAAGTGATCATGTGTTACTCCTGAGTTTTCCAGCCCATAGCCTTCCAGTTGTCAACTTCATCAGGATGAACATTAGCGATAGTTGGTGCGCCGGGAAACATCTGATAATCGGTCACCATAACCACTAACTCAATTTGCGTTTTTTGTGCGGCTTCACGCTGTGCTCTTTGCTCTTTAGTTAATCCGGCCATATGCCCTCCATTAAAAATGGGGCCGAAGCCCCGTTTGAATGTTTAACCAAGAATCAGACAACCATGTGCCGGCTTCACTGATGAAACACCCCATGCCAGTCCAACTTCATAGCGCACCTGGCGATACTGACGATACAGTGCAATCTGGAACGTAATCCCTGAAATCGGGTCCGTAACATTCATTACATCATCAGCATTATCGCCACCTTCCGGCATTGCCGGAGTACGGGATGCCAGCAGAAACGCGTTGCGATCAAACGCCATATTTGCAGTAAAGGAGCCAACAACTGTGATTGCAGTATCATCGGCCAGATCCTGACGCAGTCCGGGCGCTGCAAGAGTAATCAGATTGCTGGTCGCTGCTGCCACAACATACTGATTCGGATCGCCAGCGAACGTAACAATCTGGCCTGCAGAAATACTCCCCGAACCAGTATCAATGGAAATAAGAACATCGCCTTCTTTTTTCTCGCCATTCACGAGATAACCAGTTGCAGCAACCTTTGGCGCTCGTTTTACACCTGCCGAACTGTGAATATTGAATCCCTCCAGACGCCCCAACACGCCCTCACGCAGTAGCTGTTCAGTGCCGGATTCATTCACTTTAAACAGTACAGACTGTTTTCCGCGCAAATTAGCAATGGCAGTGGAGCCAAGCACCATCTGCAGATCGGTTGTCGGTGCGCCGTTATCCTCCAGAACCTGACGAGCCAGAGCAGCATCAGAAAGATCATCTTTAACACCAAACGGCGTTGTCCCTGCGGTTCCCACGGCGCGGGAAGCACCGAAATACAACGCACCAAGATCAGCCTCAACCTCGTTTGCAAGGGCGCGAAAAGCCTGCTTGAACTGATCAGCCAGAATGGTGTTGTAAGTCCCTGAAGGGCCAAGAGCCAGTTGTTCTTCACCATTCCATTTAACCGGTGCCATTTTGGATTTAGTAATTTTCACATCAACAGTGCCAATATTTTGATCACCGGTATTCGGAGCTGACGGCCCCGGTACGATATCTTCGGTTTTCGCCTCAGGCGCAACTGGCGCGGTTACCGTCTGATCTTTTGCTGCGGCGTCAGCTTTTGCGTTTTTTGCTACCGCAGGGATAAAACCTACCTGCTCACGGGATACAATATCCAGGGCGGTATAAATAGTCGGGATCAACCCGGTCAGGGTATTTCCAGCCATAATTAAATATTCCTTAAAAATTTGCGTAATTGTGAATAGATGGAGTAATGAGCTATCCAGCCCTGACACCAGCTCCCATCCGGAAGCTGACAAATGTGTTAATCAACAATTGTGATACCGTCTTTCAATGCGTTTTGCTTACCTGCAACATCCAGTGCATCAAAAGCAGAGCGTTTCATCGTTTTCTGACCAACATCATGCTGTGTCGGACGGGAGCCGCCGCCATTGTTGCCACTGGCTTTCAGGATGTAGTCTTTCTGAGGGTAATTTTCGACGAGGAACTCCAGCGCCTCATCAAACTGCGCCAGTTCGCCAGGCTTCGCGCGGGAATAAATTTTGTTGCCGGAAGCGTCATAAGCAACGATCTTCCCTTCTTCCACTTTGAATGCCTGCCCGAAGCGGGCTTGTAATAAATCTGCCGGGATCGCAATTTTATCGGCAATATATTTTGAACCCGCAAAACTACCGCCAATCATAGAATCGTAAAGCTGCGTCTCCAGCATCTGAGAGCGTTGCTTTTCTTCATCTAATTGCTGCTGAAAATTTTTCGTAATTTCTGCCTTAACCTGGTCAACCTGTCCCGCATCGATCAGCTTTTTCTGGTCGATTTTTGACAGCATTTCCAGTGCCTCGATCGCCTTCTTCGGGTCTTCGATAGCGGCAAACTTAGCCAGTTTTTCCTCTGCAGCTTCTTTAGCCAGGCGATGATTTTTTGCCTCGCCATTAAGCTCTGTAATTTTTTTTATCGCCAGCGGTGCATCGAAGCCGATTTCTTTACCATCGTCGTGCACATAAACTGGCAGGCCAGCAGTATCAATTTCTGCGTATTGTTTTCCGTTAATCTCGACCGTTTTCAGTTTCATATTAGTACCTGGTTTAAGTCTTCCGACAGTTACGCTGCTCACCATCCGGATCGCAGCAATAAAAAAGGCCACCCGAAGGTAGCCTGTTGTAATAAATGATTTATTTAAATCCCTGCTTTTCTGAATACCTGTGCATCACGCTCACGGAGTTGCTTCAGCGTCAGCCATTCGCCTTTATCGGTGTAAAATTCATCTGGCGACATACCGCCATCCCGAATCAGCTTTGCCCGGGTTTCCCCCACAATCTGTTTTTGTCTGGTGTAAGGCTGACGCAAAAACCATTCCCTGTAGGTTGTATCTCCGGCCACCACGCCATCCATGCTGGCCCGCTCAGCCGGGGAAATATCACGAACATCAATACCCAGTTCCTTCGCTGATTTCAGAATGAACGTTTCCGTTGAGCGGCAGCAGAAATGAATTTTTCCCGGCCCATGCAAATAAGGCACACTGTGACCTACAGGTTTATTATCCAGCGTATATTTGAGGCGATCCCTGATTCGACATTGTGGCGTAGTACGATTATCAAGCGTTGATAACCATTGCTTACCCTTAATCAAATCATTATTCGCGCTGGCAAAACTCTCACGGGCAGTAGCAGCAAGATGTCCAACCGCTGTTTTTGCAATGCTGGCCGCATTAGCCCGGCTCATCTGCAATGCACCATCCTGAAATCCCTTGCTGACATGTCCCCGAATTTTTCTTGCGATCTGCTCATTGGTATCCCCCAGCAAAAAACCCTGACGCACCGTATTTGTTATGCGTCTGAGCCGATCCGCCTCAAGATCCGAGGCCCACTCACTGAGCAGTCGTCCCTGGAATGGTCGCGCCATTGCAGCGGCGTAAAGTGCATCAGAAGATATACCAACCAGAGGGTGAACATCAGCAACAAAATCAGGTAGCAGAGAATCAAACAGACTTAACTGATAACCAGCCTCATAAATTGCCAGCTCGTTCAGCTCTCCGGAGAGACTGGTAAACATGCTGTTAATAGCAGCGCGGTTAACCTCTCTGACACTCGCCAGAAGTGACTCCAGGCGCGTAACGGTAAAACTACCAGGATCGAGGCTGTCCAGTGCTACCAGCAGGCGAGCTGTAAGCTCCGCATCGCTGTCATTCAGTATTTTCACCATTCTGGCAGCCACACCAGTGCTATAGCGGGATATCCAGACTGCATGAGCAATTGATTCATCACGCAGCCGTTCATTCACGGTTTGCATCATTGATTTCCATCAGCATTACACTCTGATTTTTTAATTCATCGATCACTTCCTCTGGACGGGAATCCTGATCGATAAATTTCAACGCCTGCAACACCCGAACCGCATCAATCTGACGTATATCACCGCCCTGACGCAATGACTGAACAGCCAGCGCGGAGGATGAGTCAAACACCTGGGCAGATACATCCAGTTCAGTGCGCACATCCACATTGCCACCGCAACTCTCTCCGCTCCATTCCGCCATTATCTGGAGAATATTATCGAGGGCATCTTCGAGGGAGTTCGCCATTGTATAAAGCGGCGAGTGTTCCTGCATCCGCTCTTCATTAGTCTGATCAACAGATTTGGTGGATGTATTTTCAGCCCGCAGAAGTTTAGCGCCGGCATGACGCATCTGATTTTCCAGCTTCTCAAGTGATGTTTCGCCAGATTCTATCGCTGCGCCACTATGTTCAACATATTCGAGGCCATTTTTTGTTCTGTCCTCAAAAATCGTAGCGGTGGATGCACCAACCGTCAGTTCTTCATTCCTGTCCAGCCCGTAGGCCACCAGCAATGGAACGCGGGCAACATGAAGAATATTGTCCTGCTCGCTCTGGCTTTGCCAGTGCTTGATATTCAGCAAGCCAAGATTAAGCAATGGCGGTGTACCACGCATAAACCCTGTTTTCTTCGTATACAGTGTTACCAGAGGAATATCATCACGGCTGGTATTCCATGACTCATGAAGCATCCAGACAGATTCGCCATTAGTACCTTCGCTGCGTCGATAAATTTCTACTCGACGGGGCATAATATGGCGGATCTGCTCCACCTTCTTCTGCCCGAAATCATCACCATCAATAATGATGACCTCTTTTATACGCAAATCAGTGAGAACAACTTTCCCTTTTTCAACTTTCGATTTCCATCCAATAACCTGGCGTGGATTCAGCATCGTAACGTACGGGCGACCACCGGCCGCGTTTTCATCGGCTTTTGTCCGAATCTCGTTCATATCCGTTCGTGGATAGTCCACCAGCGCATGTGCCACACCATACTGAAATGCGAGACTGAAAAATTGCTGCGCCCACACATCCAGTCGGCTCCCCTCCATGTCGATATTTTCTGCATATTCCCTGATTTTTTCCGGCGTTTCCTCACTCAATACTGTCGGCTCTGCAAATATGCGCCCAATATTTTGTTTGATGCTTTCTTCATACACAGGAAGTAGCGTAGCCACAGACAGGCGTTTTTTATAAGCGTCTTCATCTTCATTAGGCCATTTGGGGAGATAATTTTCCCCCTGCCTGCGCATTTCAAGCGTACCGCCCATCAATGCGTCGTTAATATCCCACGCCTCCAGCATATCGTTATAGTCGAGGTTGGGTGTTGATATATCAGCCATAATTAAATCCGAAGTGATGTGACTCTTCCGGTCGGTTTGACAATAGGGAATTGCTTAACGATGAAATAACCTCCGGCATCATTCGGGTGATCATTGCCAGATTTTTTATCAGGCTCCCCCTTATCATCCCAGACCTGTTGCTCCAGAGATTCGGCATATACCGGACAACGCTTCACATTAACTTTATAGCGACGCTCACCATTGGCATTGCAGAACATTGCATTCATTGAGTTAACGCGATCTTTTACTGGCGGGTTCGAGCTGTTCACCACAACGTTAAAACCTGCCTGCTTAAGCTGGGCTATATCCGTCGTACTTGCGTTACTTGATTTTCTGGAATCTCCGGAAGCATCTGGATAAATATAAATCTCCCTCACTTTCCGGTAATCATGCCCGTCATACAGCCAGAAGCGTTCTTTAATGAGGCGGATCATATCCGGCGTATCGTAGGCATTGATGATTTCAGTTACCGCACATGGAAGCCCCAAACGCAGCACATGGACGATTCCCGCCATCTTTCCAACGTTAAAATCCATCCCAATATAAATCGGCTCCCCTGGCTGCTCCACTTCTTCGCAATTATTCAGTTTCCGGTCAAACTGATGGTAAACAGTACCACTTGTCAGGTTAGTAAACCGTCCTAGAAGATAGGCTTTAATCAGCTCTGGAGGGTATGATTCAAGAAGTGAAGGAATGTAATCTGCTGGCAGGTTCTTTTCATTATCGAAAGTAGATGCCTGCACCAGACCATACAGTGAGGCCAGCTCTGTTTTTTCACGCACGGCTTTAACAAACTGCTCGTAGACAAATTTGAATCCTTCCGGCGTGGTTGTAACGTCAATACCGTTGCGAAGTCCATCAATCTTATAACGCATACGCGCAATTATCTTGCGCCACGCCGTTCTGGCTTTTTCCTTCGGCAAAATGTCCAGTTCATCCACCAGCGCATTACCAATTTTGAAACCGACGATCGTTTGTGGCTTCTCCATCGATCTGCAGATAGTGGTTCCCCGATACTGGCGTCCGTAATAAAAGTGAACCTCTTTATTTCCCTCATTAATTTTTACGTTCAATCCCCAGTCAGCAGCAACTTCTTCCACTGTAGGGTAAAAAATATCGCGAATTTGGGGATACGTTGGCGCAAAATATCCCTGATTTATACCTGGATGCTCCCAAATCCCCTTGCATATGCCGCCACACCCAACCCATGTTTTGCCCGAGCCAAAACCAGCAATATAGGCTTTAAATTTATGGGGCATTGAAAGAAATCGCGCCTGAGGCACATTAAGCGTCGGAGAGATCATCTTCATCACTCCTTAATCTGGCATCAACCACATTAATATTGATCGCCACAGGCTGGGGATGTTCATTATCCTCCACCGTTTCGATCTCTTTGCGCAGCTTCTGGTTTTCTATTCTGCGCCGTTCAATTTCCAGTTCCTGTAGCTGCTTATCTGCACATAATGCCCCGCCAGCAGAAAGCAAACGCAACAATTCACGCCGGGCGGCAGCCTTATCCTCCAGCAGGATCTCAACACCGTATTTTCCGAGCTTTGACCCTGCATATAATTGCCGCGCATCCCCATCAAGCAGTGTGGTATCAGCCATATAAAGCTGTCCCGTTCCCTCACCGCAGCACTTCGGGCAATCCGGATTGGGTATGGCGTTATCAACAAAGCCGAGGCCTCCATATTCCGGCTCGGGTTTACCATCTCTGGAGGCCTGTGCCGCAGCCTTATCGAATTCTGCAATATCACGCCACTGGTAGAGATGATTCTCGCCCCAGCAATAACGGCAGTTAACACGGCGAAATTGTGCCAACTGATTGGGGTCGGCCTGGACAATGGCCATCAACTGGCTCACCAGTAAATCCAGGTCTGCGGTATAGCGTTTCTGGTACTGATTGCGGAAGTAGCTGATAGCACGATAAACCCTGGCATTTCTAAGCATACGGCTGGCGTTGCTGTTAGCTGTCGCACCTTGCCCCTCATAACCAGCCAGTCGGTATGCCTCTGTCGGCTTTTTCCCCTGAGCAACCAACATGGCGAATTTTGCCTGCTGGTCAGAAATACCGAATTCATCGGGGCAGAACGAAATTTCTTCCGTGTCCCCCTCAATCAGGAGTGCATCGGATACAGCCTTTTTTTTCTGAGATTTTCCGTTCTGCCTTTGCGCAGTCTGCGCAGTTTTTTTTCGCGCACTTTTTTGCGCAGTTTTGCGCATTTCTTTCTGCGCATTTTTCGGAGTTTTTTTGATGTAACGACGGGCTGTTGCGTAGTTCAGTCCCCTTGCTTCACACCATGCCACCGGAGATATACCGGAGCGGGTGTATTCAGCAATATACTCCTGCTGCAACGCCCCCCAGTCCGGTCTGCTCATCAGTTAGTCCTGATTTTTATCCACCCTGAGTAGTTCGCGCAGAGCAAAGGCATCCCCTTTTCTGGCAAGCTTAAACAATGCCGCTCGTAACTCGGCTTCACCTTTCGCTCTGCCCTTACGGATGGCCGCATAAAAATCTGTCATTGCTTCCCGATTTTCTTTCAGTCGGTTCAGATCAACATCCAGAACGTCAGCGATTTGTTGTGCAGTCATCCGGCACGCTGCCAGAGACTCGACTTTCGAATACGGAATCATTTGTCACCCCCATTGATATGCAGGGTGTCTTCTTCCTGTATTTTTCGTGAAGGATTTTTACTGCAGCGTTGTTCCAGGTGACCTGATGGTGAATGCGTTTATGGCTGGCACCCATCAGTGAGATTTTTACGCACGACGGCGCATACATGACGGAGTAAAAACTTTTAACGTAGGTTCCGGAATCCAGATACAGCTCGGTCATTCCGCCGCTGTTTTTCTGCGTCTGTTTCTGCCCTAACTGGACAGCACCGATCGTCATAAACAATTCACCACAGCGACCGAGATTCGTGTACGTATTCACATCCTCGTTAATGCGCCCCATGAATGAGAACGGTCGATCAACCGAACAGATAAAGCTGTTCATTGCCTTGCGTTTCACCCACGAAGCATGGCCGCCATTGTCACCAAGAAAATCCCCGCCCTGCGACATAGCGATGGAAAGCGCGGGTATTGATTCGTAATACGCCAGCATTTCAGAAAGGATCGCATCCAGTTTCCTTATCGGGAAATAGGCCTGGTCATAGTTGCGATCCACCCGAAACTGGAACTCGTGATAATCATCATCGAGCTGAATGAAGTATTTACACCCGACCAGTTTTGCCAGGTCGAAACAGGCATTACGGGCGTAAAAAATTGAGCGGCGGTCACCAAAATTATCGGCTTCGTCAAAACGACTGGCAATATCGGCTTTGGAAAATACCAGCACCTGTTCACCAAATTCAGCCATGTACTGATGCCGTGTCTTATCTTCATCATCAACAACGATAAAAATTTTCCCGGTATAGCCAGCACGACGCAACGTCCGGTAAGTCAGAACTTTGTCCGGTCGCCCGTGAGTCAGAATAAAGGCGCAAAAATCATCACGCATATTCCTCCTCCCCGCTATGCATGATCGCCACCATGCGCTGCGTCATTCGGACAAATCCATTTTCAATAGCCTGCTGATAATCAATGATCACCAGCGCCGACTCCTCGAAAAGGCACTGAATTTCAGCGGGGGCATGAGCGTAATAGTCCGCAATTCTGCTGAAATTAAACACCGTGTGACGTTCTGCCGCACACAGGAGGAATTTCTCAATATCAGGATCAAGGGACGCCGAACGTATCCGGCTGATCAGCTCCTGAGTTTTCGTATCGTCGTACAGTTCACTGATATCCGGTTTACCGCCCGACGGCTCATAAACAGGCGTATCAATTTTCGTCGTATACGGCTCCTCCTTATTTCCTGTACCGGGCAAAACATCCGTCAACAGTTCATCAATTTCTGTCGGGCCGAAGCCTGTCAGGGAGACATCAAAATCAGCATTGATTAGGTCCGACAGCTCCATCCGCAACAGATCTTCATCCCAGCCAGCATTCATCGGTAGGCGATTATCTGCCAGGCGGTACGCCTTTTTCTGCTCATCCGTCAGGCCAGACAGAACAATGACCGGAACAGAATCCATTTTGAGCATTTCAGCCGCCATAACACGACCGTGACCCGCAATAATTTCGCCCTTTTCGTCAATCAGCACCGGATTAGTCCAGCCGAATTGCTTAATACTTTCTACCAGTTGTGCCACCTGCTCAGTACTGTGCGTCCTGGCGTTGTGCGCATACGGTGACAATTCTTGTAATGGGCGATAGACTATCTTTAATTTCTCGCTCATACAGCCTTGCTTTATGAATAAAACGCACCCCAGCAGCCAGTGCTACTGGGGGCGGAGGTGTTGCTGGTAAAGTTAGGTATTGGATCAATGAGTGAGTCAATATAATATTAAACTCACAATTATAAATCAGCCATATATTAGGAGCGCCAAAAAAAACCTGAAAACAATATAATAACAGGATAAATTTCAAGGCGACCAAGAATCATAGCTATGCACATTAAATATTTTGCAATGTCATTAAGCACTCCGAATGACGATGCAGTAGCCCCAAAACCTAATCCCATATTATTAATACATGCAGCCACTGTTGCAAATGATGTAAGAAAATCATATCCCATACCATTTAACACCAGTATAAAAAACACCGTGAAGAGAGTATAAAGAAAAAAGAAACTCCATACAGACCTCATTACACGATCTGTAACTATCTTCCCTCCTACATTTACACTCAACAACGCTCTGGGATGAGAAAGCTGATTTATCTCGTGTTTGCTTTGTTTGAAAAGTATAAGAAATCGAAGTGACTTAATTCCACCACAAGTTGAACCTATACATCCCCCAAAGAAACTTGACAACAGCAAAAACACTATCGTGTGCGTGGGCCAGTTTGCATAATCCTGCGTAGCTAAACCATTATCAGTGAGCATGGAGCTGGCAAGAAAAAACGAATGAATAAAACTTCCATGCAAGTCATACATACCTATATGCCAGACCTGGAAAGAGGTAACAATGATCACCCCTAAGGCTATTAACAGAAAGAAACGAAGTTCAATATCTCTGATTAAAGGTTTTATCGTTTTCCTGCTAATAACAATATACCAAAGAGTGAAGTTGAAAGCCGATAGCAGGGAAAAAGAACCAGCAACCAGCTCAACCAAATAGTTATTAAAATATCCGATACTCTCGCTATGAGTTGAGAAACCACCAAGCGAAACTGTGGAAATCCCGTGACAAATAGCATCAAACAAAGGCATTCCTGCAAGTCTATAACAGACAATACAAGCAATACCTAATAAAGAATAAGTTATCCACAGTGTCCGTGACGTATCGGCCAGGCGGGGAGTGAGTTTGTCATCCTTAAATGGCCCCGGCATTTCTGACTGATAAAGCTTTGCACCACCAATACCCAATAATGGCAATACAGCAACCGCCAGAACAATAACTCCTAAACCACCTATAAAATTTAACTGTGACCGATAGTACAAATATGCCCGAGGTAATGAACTAACATCATCAATTACAGTTGCTCCTGTTGTTGTTATTCCAGAAACCCCTTCAAACAGAGCATCAATGAACGTTAAATTAAGTTCTGAGTCAATCCATAAAGGGAATGCACTAATAACAGAAAACAAAATCCAAAACATTACAATTATAATAAACCCATCACGGGTACGTAATTGAATGCCAGATTTCTTAGTTGTATACCACGCTCCGCCACCAATGCAAAAAAATATAACGAAAGTTATAAAGAAAACGAACAGGCTTTTTTCTTTATAAAACAATGCTACAACCATTGGTGGCAACATTGAAAGACTATAGAGCCAAACCAGGAACCCACACATATGAGTAACAACTCTTACATGAGATGTATTCATATCTAAATATTCTTTCAATTATAACCACCTTGCTGCAATATTATGATTATACTGTATAAAATTTAACTCCTCTTAGATCTTACTTCACTGTTCCTTATGAAACAATCATCAAAATGAATCATATTGTAGTTAAGATTTTACTTTAAACACTGTTCGGTTATGTATTGCTGAGCACCTTCAAGTTGGGCCTGCATCATTACCAGTCGTTCCCGGAGGGTGAAATAATCCCGTTCAGCGGTGTCTGCCAGTCGGGGGGAGGCTGCATTATCCACGCCGGAGGCGGTGGTGGCTTCACGCACTGACTGACAGACTGCTTTGATGTGCAACCGACGACGACCAGCGGCAACATCATCACGCAGAGCATCATTTTCAGCTTTCGCATCAGCTAACTCCTTCGTGTATTTTGCATCGAGCGCAGCAACATCACGCTGACGCATCTGCATGTCAGTAATTGCCGCGTTCGCCAGCTTCAGTTCTCTGGCATTTTTGTCGCGCTGGGCTTTGTAGGTAATGGCGTTATCACGGTAATGATTAACAGCCCATGACAGGCAGACGATGATGCAGATAACCAGAGCGGAGATAATCGCGGTTACTCTGTTCATTGCTGACCCCACAAACAGATTTCACGCTCAATCTCACGACGAGTCATGAGACCTTTCCATTGCTTACCGCCAGCATATGTCCAGCGACGTAGCTGATCACATGCGCCTTTGATATCGCCCTGGTTTATTTTGCGAAGAAGCGTCGATGTTCTGAAATTGCCAGCACCCACGTTGTAAACGAATGAGTAAAGAGCGCCGCGCGTTGTTTCCGGTATATCGACTTTGATGTACGGGTTAATTTGTCTGGCGACAGTGGCAAGGTCTTTATTCAAGAGTGCTTTGCATTCTGCTTTGGTATACGTTTTACCGAGCATGATGTCTTTTCCTGTATGCCCGTGACATACAGTCCATACACCAACAATATCTTTGTATGGTATGTAGCTGACACCTTCCAGACCATCGTTACCACTTGGGCCAGTGATTAACACTGATGCTATAGCAATTGCTCCGCCACCAATAGCAGCAGCAACGGCTTTTCGTAATGATGGAGGCATTATTCACCTCTCGCAGCCTTGCGCTTATCTTCTTTAATCTTGAAATAAAGGTTTGTCAGGTACGTCAGCAGGCCAAAAACCAGACTACCCAGCACACCGATTGCAGCCCACTGTGACGGAGTTACTCTATCGAGCAACTGTAAAAACCAGTAGCCAGCACTGCCTGCGGAGGTGCCATAGGCGACACCCGTTGTTAACTTATCCATGGATTTCATAACCCCCACCTCGCAGATGCGGGCGCTGTGTAATGGAAACAAAAAATGGCCACCAGCGGCCCGTAAAAAACACCCCGTCAAAAGCACCGGCATCCGCAGATGCCCTTTGCGTGGCGTTATTTGATGCGCGCCAGATGTGGCGCAAAGAAATGAAATAAGACTTATCGTAAATTAAGGTTAATTTGATGATTTAAACCACTTCTGAAGCTTAGTAGTATGAACATGTCCCCAGAAGGGGGCCAATACTTATTATTCTTCATGGACTTTGTCCCGCGGTCTTAATCCGACGACCGCGCTACTTTTCACCCTCTCGCAAATTGCTATCTAAAGGACGTTGTCCCACGAGTATTCCTGGATGCTCGTGTCTTTTTTTGTCCTGAGAAAGGAATAAAAAAAACCGCCAGATATGGCGGTTGGTCAATGCAAGGGATGAATTTTTTAATTGTTATTAAACCGAGGCGTCGGGTGCCTCCCGAAGTATTCCGTGCTGTATGGATACTGTGGTTTCCCGCTAAACCGACTCTTTAAACCACCCTCGCACTGAGGAGCGCCTCTGTGGTGCGATTTACAACACCAGAATGATGCATCACCGACCCTGCCAGGAAATACAAAATCTCCACCGATAATGCACCATTCTGCTGCCGTAAAAAAATCAGCACTGAGGCTACACCCGGCCTCAAATCATAGCCAGAGAACAGAATGCTTTTTCAAAACAACCTGCTCCCACGTAATAAAAAAATACGCCAGTGCCGTAATACAATAAGGCTTGTTTCAAATGCTGGAGCGGGTAGCGGGAATCGAACCCGCATCATCAGCTTGGAAGGCTGAGGTAATAGCCATTATACGATACCCGCATATGGTGCCGACTACCGGAATCGAACTGGTGACCTACTGATTACAAGTCAGTTGCTCTACCTACTGAGCTAAGTCGGCATTGGTTCTTCAGGGGAGCGATATCACCGTTCAAAGAAGAGTTCCCCCTCAGAACCGTTTTCGATGATACGATTTAATATTCCAATCGCAACAACAGTTTGCGTCAAGTTATGTAAATTTATTTATATGTTTTTATTTTATGTGAATAATTCACTTTCACTTAAAATATATACAACAACATATAAATAAATTTATTTTGAAGGCGATGATTAAATGTCGTTTCTGATATCACACCACAGAAACAACAAAACCCGCTCGATGGCGGGTTCTATTAAAGTTTAATTGCGCTTGATTCGCCTCGCGATACAGCTTTGCGAAGCGTAGCAAAATTGAAGCAGTTTATGCGTAAAAAATCAAGCCGTTTTTTGAGAGAATGATTCTCGCATGGGAATGTATAGCGCATACTCAGCAACGGCCAACCAATTAGCAATTCGCTTTTCGCATGTGCTAAAACACCACTCTGGGTGTGCATCATTTAGCAATTCAGCCATTTTGCGTTTGGTCATCCCCCGCCCCTCATACCGTTGCCGAAGGACGCTAATCAATCCTGGATGCTCTGCCAGCACCTGACTTATGACCCGATCAATACATAACGCCTCTGCATCAGTACAATGCGCCAGCCAGCTCTTTTGCTTACCGTTAATCATATCCCGCAAAAAAGCCTCAAGTTCAGACTTGTTCAGACCTGCTTTTTTCATCCTCCGGAGCGCCTCGTTAATTGCCGTTTTTGTCAGCTTTTTAGAGGCCAACAACTGGTTGAACATATTCCCCGTCTTACCGCCGCCAATATACGACCAGCGCCCCCACATACGTAGTTTTCCCTGAATCCAGACACTTTCCAGCGTGGTGAGACGAAGGTGTTCTCCGCTTTTTCCTGTATTCGTTGGGTAAATCATAAATATCCCTCCTTTCTCCAGATTTCTTGTGTGCGAAGAACACCTTCTGCATGCATCAGGCGTAATTCTTCTTTGGTGTAATCGATGGTTTTTACCCGCCCGTCGATTAGATCGTGGCATGAGCTACAGGCAATCGCCGCCTGCATATCGTGTGGTTTTGTCGCTGTTCCGCACGTTCCCGCCAGTCGGTAATGCGCCAGCACAGACGTTTCCGGATCGTGATTGCAGTAGCCAGGAATTCTGACGGTGCACATCTGCCCCCGCGCCGCTTTACGTAAATCCACCATTACGCAAACTCCAGCAGCTGCGCGGCCACATTTTCGACTTGTTCCGGAGAGGAAAATTTACGGAACAGAATCCAGTTCCACAGCACATTCAGAACAGATTTATAAACCTGCTGAAACTCGGTTTCGTCCATATTCGCAAAAGCGATGGATTTCGCCCGACGCCCATGGCTACCGTCCGGATAAAAATGTTCGGTGTAAAATCCAGCCTGAATGGTTACCCACTCGCGAAAAGCCTCAAACGACTTTAACAATGCCGTATCCCGGGTTCTGCGTGTCGCAACTGTATTCAGATATTGCTCTGCGGCATCACTCAGGGCTGGCGTGTGTTCCCGACCAACTGATTCGCACAGGTAATCAACGAAACCAGACAGCAGTTCTCGTTCGCGAGGCGTGATCGCCCCACCGACCGGAGTCCAGTAATCGAATCCCAGTTGCAGGAGTTTGAAAAAACGCTTGTGGAATGCGTAGTTACGCACACGCTTAAAGTCTGCGTGTATCCACTCGCCTATTTTGATTTGATGCAGAAAATCACAACTCTCCGGCGTCGCCGGGAGAAGTAATCCGGAAGAGGTTTGTTTGACCAGTTGTATATGCGCCATTTCTCAATCTCTCGATGGCGCAGCGCAGCAGATGCCAGTTGTTCAGGCTGACGTATGAAGTATAAATAAACTGGCTCCAGTGTAAAGCCCCCTCCTTAATGGAATAAAAACCAAACAACAGATTGCTGGGATACAAACAACGCTTATTATTAAAAGCGGTTAAACAAATTAAATTTTAATGTTATGCAAATTTGTCAGATCACCATAATATCTCATTTGAAAACCGCTGAGATAACAACCCTATCAGGGTTAATCATATTAAGGTGAGTAAATATGGAAAACAACAAATCTGCACATTACGTTCCTTTTTTATCTGTAATACTTTTTGTTTTATGCTGTGCGTGGGCATTATTTTTATAAAAATATTCACAGATAAAATATACCCGCCAAAGCTGGTTAAGTGCGGGTGCGTTGAGGATGCCTGACACATCAGAGGTGGCGAGGGATTTCTCCCCCGCCGGGTCTCTTACTCCTCAGGTTCGTAAGCTGTGAAGACAGCGACCTCCGTCTGGCCGGTTCGGATTCGTACCTCGCAGAGGTCTTTCCTCGTTACCAGTGCCGTCACTATGACGGTTAAACAGATGACGATCAGGGCGATTAACATCGCCTTTTGCTGCTTCATAGCCTGCTTCTCCTTGCCTTTCGGCACGTAAGAGGCTAACCTACATGTGCAAAGCATGAAATTGGCCTCAGATTAATGTTAAGCGTCTTGCAGGACGCGTAATGTTAACTGGGGCTTTTCTCTATCTGCCTTTGGTGTTCATGCCCGAGGCAGATAGCCTCAAGCACCCGCAGTCATTCTACCCGTTTTAAATTTCTCAGCCAACTTTATGCTCACAACATATACAAATTTCCCGGTTAAAGCTCATCATGTTAGATAGTTTTTGCGTACGCACTATTTTTTTGTGTAAACTGCGCAAAAAAGTTTAGCACCCTAAATTGTTAAGGGAAAATTAAGGAAGTGTTAATGCTTGAGCAAACAGTAAAAAACATCAATTCACGCTTTGGCTGGCGCAACACCCGTAAGCTTCTTGGTTCATCACTGGGTGTAACGGCCCAAGGATTACCCCTTTTTATTGAACGTGTAAATAGTGTAGTTCAGCATAATCCCGACCTAAAAGACAGAATCGACGATTTCTGGAAAGGTTTAATTTTTAGCGGGAATCGATTACTTTCTATTTATAGAATCACCGATGAAGACGTAGCAAAATTACAAACAATTTTCACAAATCAGAAAAAGGACAATAGCCTCTTCTCAGAAAAATACCCAACTCCTTTATCCAGAGAGGAGCTGTTAGTTGCTGATACTGAGCTGCATTTTGCTGAACTACGTCAAGATATCATTCGTGATAAACAAATTGACACTGCTGTTTTTTTATCCAAAGCGTATTACACTGAAGTGATAGAGCTTGACCCAACACATCTTAGCGATGCGGGTATGGAATTACGTGCTAATGGTGGAGAAATAAAATGCAAAACACGCCAAGTCACGCAATGCTTTAATACCATCATGCTAATGCCTGCAGAAAAAATATTAATTCTTACGATTGATTTATCTATCCTTCCAAGAAGTGAATCACAGCCTCAACAATACCTTGTGGCTAATTTTATAAAAAAAGAAGCTGGCGTTATTTTAAACAATCCTCTTGAATTATTTGGTTCAATACAAGATCTTTACGAGAAAGTAGATGGCAGAATTTCTCATGTATCTTTTATCACCTCAGATGGCAATACAAGTTCTTTAAAACTCAAACCAAGTCAAAAGTGTTTGCGTCAAGATGTTTACCATCATAGTGGAGAGTCCGCAAGCCCAATATTGACAAAGTTTAAGTTGGGAAAAATTTGGGATTTACCACAAAGTTCTTCACATATTTTATCAGTAGAGTTAATATTACCAGGGAAAAGGACAATGCTTGATAATCCTAGAATTAGGTTGCATGAAGCAATTGCGAAGAACTGTAACAACATTGATTCGATTATATTTATTGTTGAAAAAATATTGGATTCTGTTAAGTCCTGTGAAGAGAAAAGAAGAGCGAGATCATCAGGCCATAAATGAAAAAGAGTATATATCACGACATTATCACGCAAATAGAGCAGGATTTTAATGATCCTGTTCGCAGTGTGTGTCGTGATCTTTTTCTTTTTCTGGTTAGTAAAGATGCTAAAAATATCAATCACTTTACATACAAAACCCTTATCAATGGTTTGACCTATCTAACTGATACGAAAGATGACTATATCCTGCTAATAAAAGCAACTGATTATTTATCTAGCTATAAAGCACATCTATTGGATATGCATTTTCAATACATTGATAATTTAACGGAAGAACCAATACCAGTTGAAGATGATCTTATTTCCTATGCTTTAGACACAGGAAGTTTTTACCATCCAGAAACTGGCGAATTGGTTGATAATTTTAGCCAGTATCTTTATCCATACTTTACTCCTTCGAGTCTTTTGGAGAGTCTGCATGAGTGATGTAAACATCTGTACTGCAGACCTTCAATCATTAATTAGAATGGATCCTGAATTTAGGGGAATGGTTCAAAGAAAATTAGCTGCAGACAAAAATATTTTTGTAAAGCAACTCTATGAAGATTTAGACGACGCTATTCAGAATTTAGAAAATGACAAACACTTCTATCAAGATGCTAAGTGGGGAGAGGACGAGCTAACAGCGTCGATCAAAAATTTCCTGAAAGGTAGGTTTTATGATGTTGAACATGATACTCAACATGGCGGTCACGTTGATTTATTAGTTAAACATCAATTCGGAAAATTCGAATGGATCGGTGAAGCAAAATTATGGAGAGGCCCCAAATCTATTCATAATGGCTGGATTCAGCTAACCGAACGTTACGGCACGGGTACGTCACGTGACGATCATGGAGGAATTCTAATTTATATAAAGTCTGACAAATCAGCAGTAAAATTCAATGAATGGAAAGAATTTTTCTCTACGACCGTTTCGGACGCAGAAATTGAAGCGGAAGGCTCTCCCCTCCGCTTTAAGAGTATCACAAAGCATCCAGCAACAGCGCTTCCATATCATGTAAGACACATGGGAGTATCCTTATACCATTACACTGGTAAAAAACCCGCTGACTCTTAACTGGTAATTGCTATATATCCAGTCAAAAAACCTAAGGCTTTTTGCAATCTTTTACGAATTGTTCCATCTGAACATCCTTGTTGCTTTGCAATAGCACGAAGAGATAAACCAATCACAAAATGAGCAACAATTAACTCATATTCTTGTTGCTTATATCTTTCTAACCTAAGGATACTAATGTCAATAACTCGCCCTTCATCATTGCTGCACTGACGACGTGATTTTTTACCATGAGGAACAACATTTTTATATTTATCAGCTATTTCCTGCCAATCAATAGAACTATTACCAGCCACAACCCAAGCCCCCCAATCGTCTAAAATCTCACATATATCAACATTACTATCCATCTGTTTTTTATTTTCTATTTTGAAATAACCAAGCAGCATTCTAGCCATTGTGGTTATTTCTATACTTGTAACTGACTCATAAGCATGAGGAGAAATAATTCTCTCATCACTTAATGCCCAATCACTAAGGTTTGCTATTTCCAACAATCGTTCTTTAGTTATTCCCATTATTATCTCCACCGCCCTTTCAGGCGGCCTCCTGATGTTCTGAGGGTGCAGAAATCCCTCCGGTTAAGGATTAAATTTTTAACAGTGCTAAATTTAATTATTCAGTTCTGGATTTTGTCGCTCTGCGTATCCGCGCTTTTGCGTTACGCTCAATCTGAATTAGCTTTTCTATATTTTTCCGCCTTTCCCGTTCCTCCTGACGCAATAGCCTTACATCATCTGCCAGTCTGGTTTCTCTTTTCGCCACAGAGAGCATCCAGTCAAACGGCTCCACAACTGCACCGCAGATTTTACAGCGGACCTGACGCTCTTTTTCATCAACCCGGACAGAAGCGTGATGGCAATATGGTCTTTCCGATGGCTCATAAAGAAAATTAACCTGATTACGTGGGTCATCTTCTTTTACCGGAAATAAAACAATATTACTTAACTCATCTTCTGGTTTTATTTCCACGTCACTCTCCTTTGATGCGAATGCCAGCAACACGTAGTGCGCGCTCTAAATCAGCCAGATAAATCCAGCTGCCATTTTCCTTAGGTATCATGACATGGCGCTCATCAGCATTTATCGGGTGTCCATATCGAAGTTCATAGCCAGCCGGTAGCTGGACTTCCCTTGCCTCCAGTTCTGCAATGCGCTTGTCTTTGGCTTCCAGTTCATCAAGAACCTTTTTTATGGCTGGTGAATGTGTCGCATAACTCGCAGCCGGACCGGCAAGCATTATCCTGAGCTGCGTTTTCGCTTTTTCCGTGTTCATTTGGTTCATTACCTTATTTAGTGGCTATATTCCCCAATAGAACGTTAGTATACGCTGCATACCTTTGCTTTCCCGGCACTCACGGCAAATCATGTTCTGACGCCTGTCGTAGCGGCGTATTTCTCCGTCTGGTAATGACCAGATAAGGTCCGGATCAACCACAACCGGTTTCTTCGCCTTTGCCCTCGATAGTTTTTTGCGGGCGTTTTGCCAGTCCTTACGAACCTGTTCAGACGGGAATAACCCGTAGCCAGAGTTGTATACATCGCCACTGGCAACCAGCTCTCTGGCGAGAACGCTCATCAGATATCTTGTCGCACCTGTCTTGGCTTCCAGTTGCCGTAACGTCTCGCGCCCACTCCGGCGTACTAGCTCAACAACCTGTCCCTTGATTTTTTCCCGCTCTTCTTGTGTAAATACTTTTGCCATAAGCGCCTCCGGCAATCACTTTTCCGATGCAACACAGCGAGAAGAATCAGTAATCTGTCGAACAATATCCCGGTGCTTGTTCAGCTCCCGCAGCGCGGCGCAGACACGCTCCCACTTCTGGACATGATTTTTCGCCCGACGCAGTTCGCGGTTTGCCATATGCAGCGATGGCAGAACGAGGTCATCCGCTCGCGTTTCGGTAAACGATGGCAACGACTGCACAATGTCCGCCACAGTTTCTGTTTTAATATCTTCCTGTGTTGCAGCTTCCTGTCCCGGTAACGCAACACCTGCTGGTTGAGGAAAGGCTTTACCATCAGTTTCCGTTACCGATGCAGCTTTCGGCTCTGCTGGTAAATCATCGCCCGGCATGCAGTAACGAAATTTACCGTTCTGATTAACGCGAATCAGACGGCCTTTGCTGATTGCCATTGCCAGCGTTGAAGCCACTTTGCGTGATGTGGTGCCGAAAAACGTAGCCAGTTCATCCGCCGTTTGTGGGCCACGTTGTTCAATCGTCGCGGTTAAATCGCACTCTGAGATTTTCGCTACTGTTGCCGTGGTGGTTTCTTCCGGCAGTTCTGCCTGCTCTGGCTGTTCCTGCTGAACGTTGTTATCAGCCACACGCCAGGTGTATACGCTTTTATCAACGAAGCCAGCCTTTTTAAGTTCCCACAGCTCGTTCAGCACTTCTTCACGACTGATATCAAGTCGCGCAGCCAGTTCTACCGACGTGGCTTTTCCCATTGCTTTCAGTGCATCAAAAACGGTTTCCATTAAAATTTCCTCCCGGTAAAAATCACTTCGCAATTCCTGGCTGGACGACATTCGGACGCCAGCTCTCCCAGTTAAAATTCACCCATCGCCCGCCGTTCATGGTCATGCGATCCATAATCCGCTCGCCGAGCAATGTTTTCATGGCCTCATAGTTCAGGTTTGTCAGCATCCCCACGCTGCGCATCGACGCTGTCCGGCGATCAACAATCTGGTGCAGCACCACCTGCTCGTTTTTTGTCTCGCGCTGAATGCCAATTTCATCAAGAACCAGCAGATCCACTTGGCACAGTTCCCGCAAAAATTTTTCGCCTGATTGCCCGTCGTCATAGCTGGCGTGTAGAGCACTCATGACATCAGCCACGGTAACCACAATCACTGTCTGGCCATCTTTCAGCAGGCGATTCCCGATAGCCGCCGCCAGATGGTTTTTTCCGGTACCAGGTTTTCCGCTGAACGCAAAATTTGTACACCCGGTCATCAGTTCATCAGCGATAGATTTCGCCTGGTTCAACGCGTATCGCTGACCGTCGTTCTGCACCTGGTAATTCGCAAACGAGCATTTGCGGTGCAATGGCTGGATGCCAGAGCGATTCAGAATTTTTTCCACCCGCAACTGACGATTCTGACGGTTGATCTCCTCACAACGTTTCTGGCCTTCGGAAAGTTGCCACTCGCGCCACTCCGCTACCGTTTTGAATGGGGCGGTTACATGTGGCGGGGCCAGTCTGCGGATACGTTCAAGAATGCCTCCTGCCGCAATATTTTTCATGGTCAGTTACCCCCTGAAGCCTGGCGGGATCGCACTATCCGGTAACGAGACGGTGTTAACCTGTCGGAGTAACGTCTCAGGTCGAACACCTTTTGGCGCGAACAAGCCCTGGTATTCATTGGCGATGCTGTGTCGAATCACCTGCTCAGGTGAAAAACCCTGCTGGCGGAATTTTTCCAGCTCCCGTATCGCCCCGTTAGCGCCCTGCTCCGTTCGAATCGGTTTACGCAATGCCTGGCGAAATTCAACCCACTCACGCCAGAGCGAGACAGAAATCCAGTTCGGCAAAGCAATATCCAGAGGGTCAAACTTTTTGACACCTCGATTCCCCCGGGGGGGATTTAGGGGGGGATCTGTTTTTAGATCTTTATCTGTATCTTTATTAGTTGCCTTTGTGTTGACATCATGTTCAAACACCACTTCAACATCTGTTTGAACACCTGTTAAATTTCTCTCTTGTTTTGTTTGAACATCTGCTTCCTTTCTGCTTCTTCTGGCCTGAACCGATGCTTTTCCTGCGGCTGATTTTTTGGTTAATTTTTCCCTGACTGATGCCAGATCTTCCTCAATCCGAAGATGCACCCATTCCTCGCCGTTATCGCAAAAAAACTCCCGCAAGGACGGTTCAACATCAGCCCATCGCTCGTTAGTCAGACGGGCAATTTTTGCCAGCCTGTTTTTAGGTATTGGCTTTCCTGTTTGCCAGTAATTGAACATCAGCAACAAATACGCACCATGCTCCTCTGCTGACAAATGCATGGTGTCAGCCAGGTAATCAGCTATGTACAGTTGCATGTATGGTAATGCGGCCATAATTGCCCCGTATGATGCTGCCCGATTGCTTAGAATAAGCACAAACAGCATGGAAACTTTTGCTTAATGAACAATGACAGAATCGTCGGAAGACCCGCCGCCGCTGAAATGCGCTTTCCGGTAAACGGCCTGGACTGCATCATCATGCGCATCAATTGCCGTACTTAACGCTTCCTGCGCCGCCAGTAATGCACGGCGTTCCAGGGTATCGAAGATGCAGAGTCGGTGACGCAGCTCGCGAGGAAGAATTGCCAGAACCGCAGGGATCAATTTCTGAATTTTTTCCCTTTGCGCATTCGTTTCACCTTTCAACCAACGGTGATAGATATTCTGCTGATTGTTCCAGTCCTTGCCTGGAACCAGGGGCAATTCGCCGCCCCCCTGGCGCAGATATTCTTCAGTAATGGCATTGGCTACCCATGCCTGCCCTTTTTCGGCTGCTAGGGCAAACAACACTGATTCGATGTGCTCATGCTTGATTTTCATGAATCATTTGCCTCTTGATGTTTCAGGTATGATCAAATGAGGATTTGTTACTGTCATTTAGTTGCTTCACTGACATATTCTGCGAACAACATGCCGAACGTCGTAAATATGACCAGTCAATATCAGGACGAAGTTCTTCGCACAGAACCTCACCTCTTGTTGCACGTTCAATTGCTGGACATCTCTCGGCAGGCAATTGACGTACCCCTTTGATCCATTGATTTACGCTTGGAGGTGATACACCTAAAAGCCTAGCCATTGCTGATTGCCCACCGACAACAGCACAAGCTTGCTTGAATGAATAGTTCTCTTTTTTCATCGAATGAACTCCAAAAACACACAGAAATATTAGGCGACGCCTAACATAAATGTCAATAGGCTATGCCTAATGCAATGAGGGTAGGGATTGCCTAATGCAATGAGCATAGGAGAATATTAAGCAATGCTTAGTGGTAAAGACTTAGGCCGAGCGATAGAGCAGGCCATTAACAAAAAAATCGCATCGGGATCCGTCAAATCAAAGGCGGAGGTCGCACGCCACTTCAAAGTCCAACCACCATCAATTTATGACTGGATTAAGAAAGGCTCCATAAGTAAAGATAAACTTCCAGAATTATGGCGTTTCTTTTCTGATGTTGTTGGTCCAGAGCATTGGGGGCTTAACGAATACCCCATACCAACCCCCACCAATTCAGATACAAAAAGTGAACTTTTAGATATAAACAACCTTTATCAAGCAGCCTCTGATGAAATAAGAGCGATTGTAGCTTTCCTGTTATCTGGAAATGCTACAGAACCAGATTGGGTTGACCACGATGTTCGCGCCTACATAGCAGCGATGGAAATGAAAGTGGGTAAGTATCTGAAAGCTCTAGAATCTGAACGAAAAAGCCAGAACATCACAAAAACTGGAACTTAAACTTATATGGTCTGACGGAAAACTCCTGGATTCCGTTATTTAACTCCCCATCACTTTCTCCTGTCGTCATCACCTATTAGGTTACGCTCAAAACATTAGGCATAGCCTATTGACAATCAATTAGGCATTACCTATAGCTCCAGCATACCACCCACCCCGCCCCACAGAACGCCGGGCAATACTTCGAGTTACCAGGCCGTGGTAAGGGGTTAAGTAGCCAGCCCGAGGCGTATGAACATGACGGCGGGATTCAAATTTTGCAGTGCAGCAGTTAGTTCCGCCACCCGGCGTTAAGGGGAGAGATAAGATGGTGCATTACGAAGTAGTTCAGTATTTGATGGATTGTTGCGGCATCACTTACAACCAGGCTGTGCAGGCTTTACGCAGCAACGACTGGGATCTCTGGCAGGCAGAAGCCTCTATCCGCAACAACAAGATGTGAGGTGCGAAAAATGCAAAAAATCGACCTCGGCAATAACGAATCCATGGTGTGCGGCGTGTTCCCCAACCAAGATGGAACGTTCACTGCTATGACGTATACCAAAAGCAAAACATTTAAAACCGAAACTGGTGCGCGCCGATGGTTGGAGAAGCACACAGTAAGCTAACGATTAAAACGTCTACTCCTGCTGTTCCAGCATAACTTCATAAAATGGGAGTATTTTTCGGTGACGAGATAATAAGAACAGTTTGCGCTATCACTCTGATGTTGAATGATGCCCTTCCGTTCTAATTTTTTCATAACCGGGTTACGGCAAGGAGAAGTGATAATAAGATTTCCTGTTTTAAGGAAATCTTTAAATACAGCTATTTCTTTCTCAGATAAACGAAGCAATACTCGTTGCTCTGGTAGTAATGAATAATGCTTTTGAATATGTGCTCGCAATCTTGAGAAGGAAATGGCGACCACGAAAGAAAAGGCAAAAACGATAATCTGAAAGAGCCAAGGTATTTCAGTATAAGCATTGAATGCGACAGTAAACTCTTTCGGTATCAGCCAGAGAGTGAGACCAAAAATGATAATCGTATACATAAGTCTTTCGAGTGGCTCGTTAGCAAAAAGTTTCAACAATGGAGTAAATACATCCAACATATCAATAACTCTCAACTGTAAGGGTATTGAAATGTTAACACAAGCTCTCGCTGTAGGGGTATAGCCGAGACCACCGAAGCCCGGAGGTGGTGAAATAAAACTGGGCGCAACACGAAGGCGCATTTCCGATATCCATAAAGAGTCGGTCTTGTCTGTTAAATTTAAATGGTGGGAGTGCGCCTCCGGTTGTAAATAACGACATTGCTGTGTGTAGTCTTGGCGGCATCAGTTTTTTCTTGAAGTTCGGCTGATGTCCGCCCTTTTTAAAGTGAATTTTGTGATGCGGTGAATGCGGCTAAGCGCACGCGGAACAGTTAAAAGCATCAGTGTTATGGGGGGATTATCCGGCGTTAATTGTTAACTGGTTAACGTCACCTGGAGGCACCAGGCACCGCATCAACAAAGTTCATTTGTGAAAATGGAGATAATTATGATTGCTCATCACTTCGGAACTGATGAAATACCTCGTCAGTGTGTGACTCCTGGTGATTATGTTCTTCATAACGGCCGGACATATATTGCCTCGGCAAACAATATTAAAAAGCGAAAACTTTATATTCGAAACCTGACCACAAAAACATGCATTACTGACTGCATGATTAAAGTCTTCCTCGGTCGTGATGGTTTACCTGTAAAGGCGGAGTCATGGTGATGACTAAGAAAATAAAATGTGCTTACCACCTTTGCGATAAAGAAGTTAAAGAAAGCAAAAGCATTAAAAGACCACTTCATTTCATGCGTGGAGTTATCCCAACGACGGAAATGAAAAAATATTGTAGTGAAATATGTGCCGAAAAAGACCAGATGGCACACGAACTTTAATTAACTGACTATGCGAAACTGAATTTATGCCAGCAATGGCAGGGATTCGCTCAACCTTAATTAAGGAGAAAAACATGATTACCAGTTATGAAGCCACTGTTGTAACTACTGATGACATTGTTCACGAAGTTAATCTGGAAGGAAAGCGTATTGGCTACGTGATTAAAACAGAAAATAAAGAAACCCCATTCACTGTGGTTGATATCGACGGTCCATCAGGCAACGTTAAAACACTTCACGAAGGTGTCAAAAAAATGTGCCTGGTGCATACCGGAAAGAATCTGCCCGCAGAAAAAAAGCCGAATTTCTGGCAACTCTAATTGCAATGAAATTAAAAGGTGAAATCTGAAAGAAATAGCCTGCGTATGGCGCAGGCTATGAACAGTGTGTATCCGGCAAGATCATTCACTGAACAAAACGAATTTTAATCTGAGTTGAGGTTAAAAAACAATGAGCACAAAACCACTCTTCCTGTTACGGAAAGCGAAAAAATCATCCGGTGAACCTGACGTCGTCCTGTGGGCAAGCGACGATTTTGAATCGACCTGTGCCACTCTGGACTACCTGATCGTTAAGTCAGGTAAAAAACTGAGCAGCTATTTTAAAGCTGTTGCCACGAATTTTCCTGTCGTTAATGACCTGCCCGCTGAAGGTGAGATCGATTTTACCTGGAGTGAACGCTATCAACTCAGCAAAGACTCCATGACATGGGAACTAAAACCGGGAGCAGCACCAGACAACGCTCACTATCAAGGCAATACCAACGTCAACGGCGAAGACATGACTGAGATTGAGGAGAATATGCTACTCCCAATTTCTGGCCAGGAACTGCCCATTCGTTGGCTTGCTCAACACGGCAGCGAAAAACCGGTAACGCACGTTTCACGCGACGGACTCCAGGCATTACACATTGCTCGGGCTGAAGAACTACCGGCTGTTACTGCCCTGGCTGTTTCCCACAAAACCAGCCTGCTCGACCCGCTGGAAATTCGCGATCTCCACAAACTGGTTCGTGACACTGACAAAGTTTTCCCTAATCCTGGTAATTCAAACCTGGGACTGATAACTGCTTTTTTCGAAGCATACCTGAACGCTGACTACACCGATCGAGGACTGCTGACAAAAGAGTGGATGAAGGGTAATCGTGTTTCACACATCACTCGCACGGCTTCCGGTGCTAATGCTGGCGGCGGAAACCTCACCGATCGCGGCGAAGGTTTCGTACACGATCTGACGTCACTGGCGCGCGACGTAGCCACTGGCGTACTGGCCCGTTCAATGGATCTGGACATCTATAACCTTCATCCGGCACACGCTAAACGCATTGAGGAAATTATCGCTGAAAATAAACCGCCCTTTTCTGTTTTCCGCGACAAATTCATCACCATGCCTGGCGGGCTGGATTATTCCCGCGCCATCGTGGTTGCGTCCGTAAAAGAAGCACCAATTGGGATCGAGGTCATCCCCGCGCACGTCACTGAATATCTGAACAAAGTACTGACTGAAACCGATCATGCCAACCCTGATCCGGAAATCGTGGATATTGCCTGCGGTCGCTCCTCTGCCCCGATGCCGCAGCGAGTAACAGAAGAAGGAAAACAGGATGATGAAGAAAAACCGCAACCATCTGGAACAACGGCAGTTGAACAGGGAGAGGCTGAAACAATGGAACCGGACGCAACTGAACATCATCAGGACACGCAGCCGCTGGATGCTCAGTCACAGGTAAATTCTGTTGATGCGAAATATCAGGAACTGCGGGCAGAACTCCATGAAGCCCGGAAAAACATTCCATCAAAAAATCCTGTCGATGCCGATAAATTGCTTGCTGCATCACGTGGTGAATTTGTTGACGGAGTTAGCGACCCGAACGATCCGAAATGGGTTAAGGGGATCCAGACTCGCGATTCTGTGTACCAGAACCAGCCAGAAACGGAAAAAACCAGCCCGGATGTGAAACAACCTGAGGCAGTAGTGCAACAGGAACCGGAAATAGTCTGCAATGCCTGCGGTCAGACTGGCGGAGATAACTGCCCTGACTGTGGGGCGGTGACGGGCGACGCAACATACCAGGAAACATTCGATGAAGAGAATCAGGTTGAAGCTAAGGAAAAAGATCCGGTGGAAATGGAAGGCGCTGAACATCCGCACAATGAGAATGCTGGCAGCGATCCGCATCGTGATTGCAGTGATGAAACTGGTGAAGCGTCAGCTCCTGTAGCAACTGAAATCATGTGGCCGTCATATTTCGAGCCTGGCCGCTATGAAAACCTCCCGAACGAGGTTTATCACTCCGCCAACGGAATAAGCAGCACGATGCTGAAGGATGCCCGTATCAGCCTGATGTATTACCACGGACGGCACATTGCCGGAACTATTCCGAACGAGGAAAGTGATGCACTGCTGCGTGGGCGGATCATTCACAGCTATGTTCTGGAAACGGATAAATTCGCTGATGAATATGCCATTCCGGTACCGGTTCCTGAATATGTGGTTACTACTTCTAGCGAACTGATCGCCATCATTAAAAAACACAATGCCAGTCTGCCAGCACTGATGACACCAGAGCAGATGAAAGAGTGGATCGAAAGCTACAACAGCACTCTTATACAGCCACTGTCTGTAAGTGCCGGGGCCGAAGAAACAGGCATCCTTTACGGTTCGCTTCCGGTGGAATTTCGGCGTATTCCTGAGGGGGAAAAACACACAGCATCAGCAATGAAAGCCTGTATTAAAGAATACAACGCAAGCCTCCCTCCTCTGTTGAAAACCAGTGGAGCACGGGAGCAGCTTCTGGATCAAATTGAAACTGTAGACCCAGAACTGGCAAAAAAAGAACGTGCTAAATCTTTGCCTTACAACATCAGTGGCACAAAAGAGCAATTAACCGAAATCGCACGGAAAATTCGCCCGGAACTGGTGACACTGGAGGACTGGCAAAAACGCCAGCAAGAAGAAAATGCCGGGAAAACGTTTATCAGTCCGGAGATGTATGAACAGGCAAAAAATATTCACGCGGCACTGCAAAACAATACCGATGCAGCAAGGCTACTCAACCACCCGGATCGCAAATCTGAAATCAGCTATTTCGGGTTTGATGAAGAAACCGGGCTGGAAATCAGGGTCCGTCCTGATATCGAAATCCGGCTGCCATACGAAAGCATTTGCGCTGACGTGAAGTCAGTCAGCCTCGGTTATGTGCGACAGGAACGACTTAAAGATCGCCTGCACCGTGAAATTATTGAGCGTGATTATCACCTCAGCGCCGCAATGTATTGCGATGTGGCAAACCTGGACAAATTTTTCTGGATCTTCGTCAACAAAGATGCTGGCTATCACTGGGTGGCAGTCGTGGAAGCCTCGCAGGAACTCCTGGAACTTGGTCGACAGGAATATCGCCGGACGCTACGCCAGATAAACGAAGCCCTGGAGACAAACAACTGGCCAGCACCGATTACCGAAAGTTATACCGACGAATTAAACGACTTTGATCTTCGTCGTCTTGAAGCACTGAGCATCTGAGGAAGGACACAATGAACGAATTAACTCAACAAGAAAATATTAACTCTAATGTTGCGGTTTTCAGCCCTCAGTCCCTGGCTGCAATTCAGACATTTTCCCAGGTAATGGCTTCCGGCATGGCTACTGTACCGGAACACCTCCGGGGAAATCCATCAGACTGCATGGCCATCACCATGCAGGCGATGCAGTGGCAAATGAACCCTTACGCAGTAGCTCAGAAAACTTTCGTTGTGAATGGTGTGCTCGGATATGAAGCGCAACTGGTTAATGCCGTAATCAGTACTCGTGGGCCGCTAACCGGGCGTATTGAATATGACTGGTTCGGGCCGTGGGAAAAAATTATCGGGAAATTTGAAATCAGGAAGAGCGACAAAGGGAAAGAATATCGTGTACCTGGCTGGAAGCTGGCCGATGAAAACGGGATCGGTGTTCGTGTCCAGGCAACACTACGCGGCGAAAGTAAACCACGCGTACTGGAATTACTTCTGGCGCAGGCCAGAACACGTAACTCAACGCTATGGGCCGACGATCCTCGCCAGCAGCTTGCCTATCTAGCGCTGAAACGCTGGGCGCGCCTTTATTGCCCCGAAGTGATTCTTGGAGTGTACACCAGGGACGAACTGGACGAGCCACAGGAAAAAATCATTAATCCGGTTCAGGAACATAAAAACACTTCCGCTTGCCGCGCGGAACGTGCAACAACAATTATTGAGCAGGATGCCGGGGAAAACTGGATCGATGCTTTCCGTGAACGTATTGAGCAGGCACAAAGCACCGGGGAAACAACAGCACTTCGCCAGGAAGTGGAAGATCATAAAAATACACTTGGCGCTCTCTATACGGAACTTAAAGGAAAAGTGGTTCAGCGTCATCACCGTCTCAATGCTATTGCCCGTATCGAGAAGATGATAAATGACCTACCTTCTTCAGGTGATCCAGAAGCAGAACAAAAATTTACTGCTCTGGAAAATACGCTGAATGCTGCCCGGCCACATCTGGGTGAATTATATGAGGCGTATAAAACGACACTGACAGATATGAAACCAGAATATATCGGCTCCTGATATTGACTTTGGCGGTGTAGCCTCACCGCCATCACAAAATTTTATTTTATGAGAGAAAAGACAATGCGGTATGAAAAAGTCAAACCATGTCCTTTTTGTGGTTGTCCATCAGTAACGGTGAAAGCCATTTCAGGATATTACCGCGCGAAGTGTAACGGATGCGAATCCCGAACCGGCTATGGTGGAAGTGAAAAAGAAGCACTCGAACGATGGAATAAACGAACCACTGGAAATAATAATGGAGGTGTTCATGTATAAAATTACCGCCACTATTGAAAAGGAAGGTGGCACTCCTACTAACTGGACAAGGTACTCAAAAACAAAATTAACCAAATCAGAATGCGAAAAAATGCTCTCAGGTAAAAAAGAAGCAGGCGTTTCCAGAGAGCAGAAAGTAAAACTGATAAATTTTAATTGCGAGCAACTTCAGTCCTCGTGAATTGCATTGTATTCAAATTAAAACTTCATAGCTGATTATTAATAATCAACATCGGGCGTCAATTTCAGTCTAACATTGGCGCCTGCCAGAGGTGATGCGATGGCACAAGTAATCTTTAATGAAGAGTGGATGGTTGAATACGGCCTGATGCTTCGCACTGGTCTGGGGGCCAGACAAATTGAAGCATACCGCCAGAACTGTTGGGTGGAAGGCTTCCACTTCAAACGAGTATCTCCTTTAGGGAAGCCAGACAGTAAGCGAGGGATTATCTGGTACAACTATCCAAAGATAAATCAGTTTATCAAAGACTCATGATATGTCTAAATTACCAACAGGTGTCGAGATTCGAGGTAAATACATTCGCATCTGGTTCATGTTTCGAGGAAAACGATGTCGGGAAACATTGAAAGGCTGGGAGGTTACTAACTGTAACATTAAAAAAGCCGGGAATTTAAGAGCGTTGATAGTTCATGAAATCAATTCCGGTGAATTTGAGTATTTAAGACGTTTCCCCCAGTCCAGCACTGGGGCAAAAATGGTGACAACGAGGGTCATAAAAACGTTCGGGGAGCTTTGTGATATCTGGACAAAAATTAAAGAGACAGAGTTAACAACAAATACAATGAAGAAAACGAAATCACAATTAAAAACACTCAGGATAATAATTTGTGAGAGTACCCCAATATCACATATTCGTTATAGCGATATCTTAAACTACCGGAATGAACTGCTGCATGGAGAAACGCTTTACCTGGATAATCCAAGATCCAACAAAAAAGGAAGAACCGTGCGCACAGTTGATAACTATATCGCCCTGCTCTGTTCGTTGTTACGTTTTGCGTATCAGTCGGGATTTATATCAACCAAACCATTTGAAGGAGTAAAAAAATTACAGCGAAACAGAATAAAGCCTGATCCGTTATCTAAAACAGAATTCAATGCATTAATGGAAAGTGAAAAAGGACAGAGCCAGAACTTGTGGAAATTTGCCGTTTACTCCGGGCTTCGTCACGGGGAACTGGCTGCTCTGGCGTGGGAGGATGTGGATTTCGAGAAGGGAATTGTGAATGTCAGAAGAAACCTGACGATACTTGATATGTTCGGTCCCCCAAAAACAAATGCGGGGATTCGGACGGTAACACTACTGCGGCCTGCTATTGAAGCACTGAAGGAGCAATACAAACTAACCGGGCATCATCGCAAAAGCGAAATCACTTTTTATCATCGGGAGTACGGCAGAACCGAAAAGCAAAAACTGCATTTTGTTTTCATGCCCAGGGTGTGTAACGGAAAACAGAAACCTTATTACTCGGTAAGCAGTCTGGGGGCGAGATGGAATGCAGCAGTAAAACGTGCTGGTATTCGCCGCCGTAATCCGTACCATACGCGGCATACTTTTGCCTGCTGGTTGTTGACGGCAGGAGCGAACCCGGCATTTATAGCCAGCCAGATGGGGCATGAAACTGCGCAGATGGTGTATGAAATTTACGGTATGTGGATTGATGACATGAACGACGAACAGGTAGCTATGTTGAATGCGCGGTTATCATAG